CTATTCGGCCTCCTTTTCAATTTCATCTGCGCCCTGTTTTACACTGTCCTTTTGCAGAGCAGCATTGCTGTCACGAACACCCTTTGTAGTCGGGTCAATAATGGTCATAACAGCAGCAGAAACCATGAGTCCAACAACGTAAGGATTTTGGACTGCCTTAACAATGGTTTCACCGACCATATTCCAAGTGGTGAAGTCCTGATAGGACAAACCAAAATAGGTGAGGACAGGCCCGACAATGGCAATTGCCAGCATGATCCAGAACTTCGGACTCTTTACTCTAATTTTCCAGTTAATATTCATTTCTTTTCCTCCATTTCTTCTAATGTTTTAATACGATATTCATGATCAGTCAGTGTTTCAGTATGTCCGTCAAGTAAACCATAAATTCTTTTGTTTGTTTTTTCTTTGGCAGCTTCCAGCTCCTCAACACATCGCTGAAGATTATCAAGCGTTACCGTTAATTTTGTGATGGTGGTTGAATAACTGTTTGTCATCTTCACGAAGGTCGCAATTAGTCCAACCAAAGCAATAATAACAAGGACAACACCCCATTCATTCATAAGATGGCCTCCTTTCTAAGTTAATGTCCACCCTTTTCCTGTAGCAATGGCTTTATCCGCATCTGTCAGCCGTCCAAGACAAGCAGAACCAAGAGTAAGCGTCTTTGCAGTGCCTGTTTGTTCTAACCCGTTAAAAATGTTGAGAATACTCTGTCTTGTCAGTAAGTTTGAGATTAATTTAAGTTCAGAAGTAATTCCAGAAATATTCTTGAACACACCGATTGAGCCACATTGAAGGCCATTTCCAAAAGTTGTAATACCGGTTCCGTTAAATCCGTCCAGAATCTGGAGACTATTACATCCATTAAAACCCGCATAATTTAAACTGTTGATAGTCGAAGCAAATGAACGTTTTTGTGGTTTTCGCCATTTAACGCCGAGAAGCCGAAGTTTTGTTTTAAAACAGGCGTTATTGCTCATGGAGCCATCGTCAATCACACAGTAAATTATATCGTCTGTGTTTAGACAATAACCATTTTCATTTGACCTGGAATAAATAATCCATCGTGAGCCAAACCCATAGCCATCATCCGTGTCCTTTGTTTTATCCCAAGTATGGTTGATGGTATTGCCGGAATAGTAACTGCCATCCGATGTCCACCACTGCGCACCAGCATTCCCCATGCTGGCCGTGCTGGAGAAAGTGTCATCAGCATTTGACACTAGAAAGGCATGACGAAAGGGTTGATCTGTAGCTGTGGTATCCAAGGCTTCTTCCAACAAAGCAAAGTAGTCCTGACCACCACCACCGCCCTGTGGAATAGAACCTATACCTGTGATGATTTCTTCGATAGTGGGGGAGGAACCAGCAACTGTTACAGAGCCACCCAGCCCTTCAATTCCCGTTTTGGCATTAACAAGACCATTTTGAAGCCGGGTTATCTGTTCAGAAAATACACTCATGCCACACCTCCCGTTCCGTTCATTACATTAAGAAAAGTCTGTAGGTCGGATATGTAAGCTGAAGCAAGCTCATTTATGGCCCCAATCACTGTTTTTGAAGTGGTTTGGAGACTGCTGTCTTCTTTACTCTGCTTTAAATCAAGGGCACTTTGCATTTCGGTAACACCTTCACCAGGTGGCCCCTGTTCTCCCTGGGCTTTATTAAAAGTATCTACATCATCGACAAACCAATTGCCGTTTTCACCAATTGTTATAATCGGCGTGTGTCCATCAGAACCCTTAGAGGGAAAACCGGTATCAACATCACCAAAAAACCAATTACCGTTTGCTCCAATAGAAGGTACAGTGCCACGTGAAGAGTGATCAGTGTCTACACCATTTATAAACCAGTTACCATTATCACCGACTGTAGGAGTATAGCCTTGATCCCCTTTATCACCTTTAATATGACCAACATTTATCCATTGGCTATCAGCAGTTGTCCAAACATAAAGATCACCGCCAATCATATAGGCATCACCGGGATTGCCAGTCGCAGGAAGATTTACGATAGAATCCAGAGTGCCTAGAATGGACAGACCAGATCCATCCTTACCTTCTGCTTTGACATTGGTGGTTACACCATCAATAAACCAAATGCCTTCTTGAATAGTAATTACAGGGGAATGACCGTCGGCACCTCGTGGGATACCGAAGTTCAATACGATATCTGGTGCTATCCCTGTATTAGTAGCTGTCGCTTCAAATCCAGATCCAAGAGTCGTTGTCTTTCCAATGGAAAAAGCAGGAGTGGTACCATCTGCACCGGCAGCTTTGACGGTTGTTGTAGTTCCATTGATGACCCAAAAGCCGCCTGTATTAATCTCTATAGTGGGAGTAGTACCGTCCTGCCCAATTGCAAGCACTCCTGTATCTGTTTCCCCGATGAACCAATGATTGTTTGAACCGATAGAAGGTGTAACCCCATTTGTTCCTTCTGCTGAAATATTTAAATCAGTACCGTTTATCAACCAGTGTTTTGTTCTTGGATCAATGGTGATTGTAGGTGTCTGACCATCCTCACCTGTAGCTTTTGTTGTAGTAGTGACACCGTCAATCACCCAAAATCCTTGTTCACTAATTGTTAAAATTGGTGTATCGCCTTTTGGACCATTAAGTAAACCTTCGTTTAATTTTTCCTGAAAAGTTTTGCCATCCGAAAAAGTAACATCTTCAGCACCAAAATTTTCAATCGTTTCCTTAGCTTGGTTTGCATAACCGATTGCTTCTTTTTTTATTGTTTCAAGTTCACTCTGAGATACATCAATATTGCGTTTTAATTCCATAACAGTATTGATAAATGCTTCTGAATTTTGAATAATTTCTGAAGCTTGAGCGGCAACCGATATGAGCTTTGCAATCATAGGAGGTGTAGAATCACCAGGATCAACCCCATTTGCAATAATTGTTTCTGGAATGGTACAAGTTGATATTTTAGTAGACCAAATTTTGTCAGATTCTTTGTATTGTGTAAAATCTTCACACGATGCAAAAACAACCATAAAGGAAAGATCACCAGATACATTTGTAATATGTTTATCAATTTTCCATCGGCAAATGATAGAGGGGTCTGTTACTGTTTTTTCAAGTTGGTCAATGAAACTTCCATTTCTATTTTTATACAGAATAAGAGGGGTAAGTAACGATAAATCTTCTTCCAGAAAAGCTCTTTCGATTGTGAAGTCAATCACCTGTGTATTGTTGTCATATTGGATAGCGACAACAGATAAGTATGGAATTTGAATATCTCGATTTTCAATTTTGATCTGCAAATGGGTCACCTCCAAGAATTTCGCCAGTTTCGGCATTTTTAAATTGCCACTTTTTATTTGTAATAATAACTTTCTGAGCTTCCGTTATTTGACTAAAAAGTGAAGAGGGAAGAGTCAATATAAATGGATCGTATATACTAGCCTCCATTATAGAATTTACAATGTTATTAAGTGACTCAGTCGAAAGTTTTGTGCAATCAGATAAGTCTAAAGAAGTTCCAAGTTTTATGATTTCTAAAGTTTCTAAATTTGAGCACCCTTTAAACATATCCTTTGCTCCGGTTTCATAGTTAACATCAGAATCCCATCCGTCATTATAAATTACGTCTGAAAGTTTAACATGTGTTATAGAAGTACAACCAGAAAACATTTCCGAGAAATTTTTCGACTCGGAATTTTGTCCAGTATCATCAATTGAGTATTCTTCAGGGATGTAAGGTTCAATAAATTTCTGTAGCTTAGTGCAATTTTTAAACATCTGGCTACAACATTCAGATTTTCTTATGTCAAAATTAACATCGATTAATTTGTGGCAATTTTCGAAAGTTCCGGAACATTTTTTTAGTCGTGCTAATACTCCACTGTCAAATGAAGTCAACTGAATGCAATATGAAAATGTTCCAGACATATCTTCACATGTTATTAATAATATATTTGGGGCAGTGGTCAACGATTCACAACCATAGAAAGTATTTTTTAGAATTTTTACATTCTGTGAAGCCTTAAAAAAATTAAAGTCTTTTATTTTAGTACAATTACGAAACAAATATGTAAGATCGGTAACGAGCGGTAATTCAAGAGATTCAATGAATGTGATATTTTTACAGCCATCAAAAAGTTCGGTAGCTTCTTGTGCACTTGTGAAAGATATCTTTGGAAGTGAAGTAAGACCAATGCAATTTTTGAATAGCCCAGAAACGTACTTTGTATAATTCGATGATATCTCTGGTACAGTTGTAATTCCAGAGCAACCACTAAAAACATATTCTAAATTATAAGAAAGATCGAAATTAAACTTATCAATTGATGTAAGGTTAATACAATTTTCATAAAGATGTGCGATATTGATGCTATTTGTGTAATTTAAATCAACTATTTCTTTTAACGAAGTACAGCCTGAAAAAAGACCTTTTATATTCTTAATATTTGTAATGTCAAAAACAGGGACTGTTTCAAGTGAAACACAGTTTTTGAACATTTCTTCGATGTCTGTAACATAGCGAAAATCAATATTTGAAATATCTGTTAAATTAATACAGTTTTTAAACATTCCGCGGCAAGTTATATCTCTTTTAGTATTACCAAACTCTATTTTTGGAACTGTGATTAGTGATGTACATCCCTCAAATAGGGACGTGCAATCTTCAAGCTTTGGCGCTGTAATTTTCGGTGGAGATACTAGAGAAATACAATTTTCAAAGCCATATTCAAAACTAGTTGCTTTTGGTAAATTCAAATCAGACACAGCAGTTAATTCGTAACAACCATAAAAAGTAAAATATAGGTTTGTTACATTATCTAAATTTGATAATGTTATACTTTTAAGTTGATGGCAATGTTTAAAAGTTGAATCTAAGTCTGTGATTTTTGGTAAAGACAACGGTGGGATATTTTTTAATGAAAAACATTTACAAAAAAGATGATAAATATTTGTAGCATTTTGCAGATTTAAACCTTCAACAGTGACAAGATGACAACATGATGAAAAAGCTTCACTGGCTAAGGTTACATTTGAGGTGTCAGAAAATGTGATTTTCTTCATACTTTTGCAGTTAATAAAAGTTTCTTCAAGTCTAATTAATTTTTTTGAAGAATTAATATTTTGTTCTTTTAGTGTATAACAATTAGAAAAAGCTCTACTTAAGCTTTCAACATCCTGTACATTCAACCCTTGAATATCCTCTAAACAATAGCAGTTTTCAAAAATACAAAATAAGCTTTGTATGTTTGACATGTTTTTAAAAACGACCGACTTTATTGAATGGCAGTTCAAAAACATATTGTACATCCGAACCGTGTTGCAATTTGCCAGATTAATCTCTGGAATAGAAGTGAGTTTATGACAATTCGTAAATGAATCACTAAGATTTCCAAGATGCTTAGGATCAAAATGTTCGACTATTTTTAGATCAGTATAATTTGCAAAATAAAAACCTCCATCATCTTTTTCGCCATCAAAAGGTCTTACAGACTGTATTTTTTCAATACCGGGTACACCTTGCGCTCTATACCCACCACCTCCTGAGAGCCAATTTGATGTATAAGAGAGATTTGGCAATACTTTTAGGCCGCTAGTCGGAAGATTATGGTCGTATACATCCAAAACCAAATTATTATTAATGGAGCCGATGCCTAGTAGTTGATAATCTTTTAAGTAAACACTCCCCTCTTGTTGTTCCATCTTTAAATCCATTTGTTCAAAACAGAAATATTTTGTAGTCAATTCAGGTATAAATCTTTCGATTTGAAAATATTTATTATACTCTTGACTGTAATTGCTAACAGGTGTAATAAATAAGGCATACCACATCATCTTTTTGTCAGCTTGGTCAATGCTATCTGGACATAGTTTCCGATCCCAAATGTGTTTATAAAAACATGTTCCGTCTAGAGAAAGTGTATATGTTTTTTCATCGGAAGTTATGATGATTATACTACCATATCCATCAAGTACAGTATCATTGATATAATCGAAATAATTAAAACAGGAGTACTCCAAATCATAGTCCATGCAAAGACATTTGAAAGTATGTTCATTGTTACGAAGGTTATTTAAAACCTGGTCACAATATTTAAAATCTCTAAAAGGCGTTGTCGATTTATCGACTTCAATATCCAGAATCTTTTCTGGATATTTACTAAATGGCAAGTCATTTGAAACTTCAATACCTTGATACGCAATAGAATTCCTGATATCTGTTTTTACATCTCGAATATTATTTAGTTTCTCGATTGTTTTTATTGAAGGGTCTTTAAAGCCTAAGATATCATCAATTACATTCGAGATATCAGCCTCTCCGTCACCTCCAGATATTCTGGATATTTTATCCGCATATTGTCTAAAAGGAGTACCATTTGGAATGTCAACCCCTTTTTCTTCGATTGCGTTCGTTATTAATGCTTTTGATTCAAGCAGATAATTTAATTTGTCTTTAATTGTCCCCATTATATACCCTTCCCGTTGATAGAACTCATTGAAGATTCATTACTAACAGATTCACCATTTATATCGTCAATCATGTCAGATATCCCCTGAACAAGCCGAAATGCATCTTCTGATGCTGTCCGTGCCTGAACAGCCGCATTCTTAGCTTGCTCAATTGGCTCATACAACTCTGTAACCAAACGCATCATTTCAATCATGATCGGTTCGTCTGTTAACGTAAAATCTTCGCCAACCAAGCTTTTAGCAACGTTTAAAGAACTAATTTTTGTTGACCAGACTGAACTACCATTATTCATATCTAAATACTCATTTGAACCAACAAATGTTACGCAAAAATCAAAACGCCCCGATTCTTTGGTAATAGAACGCGTAATTGTCCATTTTGCTATAACTTTATTCAAATCTTCACTTAAAGATCTTTCAAGTATTTCAAACTGTGTTTTAGAAGCAGTTCTGTACACAATAAACGGGAATAGGTTAAACAGATTAGTGTCTCCCTGGTAGCGATCAAAAACGAAATTGACAGAATCAGTTAAGTTATCATTTTCGATTGCGAACATTTCGACAGAGTCAATTTGAATATTTCTGCCAATAACTCGTATATCCATTATTTACCTCCTAGATTGTAATTTTTGGGATGCTCTTCATAGACTGGGCCGCCAAAATCATATGCATAAACATAGACATTCCAACCTTTTAAATTGGCCAACAAAACTTGCTCATCTGAAAACTGTTTTGCACCAGATAAGTAAATACTTCCTGTACCTCGTGGGCCTTCCTTAAGCGAATTCAATATACTACCGAAATTTTTATCCCAAATAAACTGACAGTCCCAATTAACATTTACAGTTTCGATAATTAGTTTTGCAAATATATTTGTGACGGATGAAGTACCAAATGGAACAAGACGCATTTCGTTACAAATGATGGTCTTAAGATTGGTACACCCAATAAATGTTCTAGAGGAAGGACGTAGGGAACCTTCGAAGATTATAGTTTCTAAAGATACACAATTTGTAAAAATACTTCTGTCTGTTGGGCCGTTGAATGTAATGACGTTAATTGTCTTTAATTCAGAACAGCCGCTAAAGAAATCGTCAATTGTGGATACTGTTGAGGCATTTATATTACCAACAGCTTTCAAATGAATACAGTTACAAAAAAAGTTGTGAGCACTTTCAATAGATACAAGGTCAACATTTCCAATGTATTCTAAATTCTCACAACTTTCAAAAAAAGAATTTGCTTCTTTAAAGTTACCAAGATAAATAGTGCCTGTTTCTTTTAATGATTTACAATTTGAAAAAAAATGATCAACACTTACCTTATAAGCAACATCGTTTTGATAGCCTGTAAATAGAAGATTACCAACGGATATTAAGTTTTCACATCCTGAGAAAAATGAAGAAACGAGTCCAAACTCGCAATTCATATTTGAAACAGTTTTCAAGTTTACGCAATTTAAAAAGAAATTGCTGCAATTGCTTACAAGTTCCATTGAAATCTCTTTTACACTTTCAAGAGATGAACAGTTAGGGAAAAATGAAGAAACAGTATCGCACCCTAAAATATGAATATTCCCAATAGTTTTTATGCCGCTACAGCCATAAAACATTGAGTTGCAATACCCATGATAATGAGTTTCAGTATTAAATGCAGCGCTTATATTGATGTTATTTAGCGATTCGATAGACTTACAACCTGAGAACATATGTGTCCCCAATGTTAGTTGTAAGTTTAATTGTTTTTTAAAGCTGCTTCCTAAATTTTTCAAGCTTGAACAATTATAAAACATTTTTAAAGCTGAAAGTTGCCATTTTTCATCGATTTCGTTAATCGTTTCCAAGTTGGTACATCCATTAAACATATAATCACAATTTGCAGAACTGCCAATATGTAGTTTGTTTATTTTTTTAAGATTAGTACAACCGGAAAACATACCTTCTGCATTAACAAATGTTTGATCCAAGGATATATTTTCAATATATTCAAATGTTTTGCAGCTTTCAAACATTGATCCAAAATTTTCACAAACAGGAAAAGAAAAAGATTTAATCGATTTTAATTTTACACATTGTCTAAATGCATTTTTAGCGTTTATTACATTTGGTGCAATAACATTTCCTACTTTTTTTAAACGAGTTGCCAACCAAAATGCATTGTCAAAATTTTTACAGTTTGGCAATATAATGTCACCAACGTATTCTAAACTTTCAATATTCTGAAACGCCCCCGATGACTCATACATTCCATAATTGCCAAAAGTTTTCATTTCTATAAAATTAATATATTCTACACTAAATACAGTATTATCATAAATGTACTGCTTTGTTACTTCGTTATAATTTGCAAAACAAAAATATGCAATAGGTCCAGTGATAATTATTGTATATTCTTTGTTAGGAACGTAGGTATGCGTAAGGTTTTGTCTAACACTTTTGTCAAAATACAATGTTGATCCATCACCCCAGTCAACAATAATTGGCTCTGAAGAAGAACTACTACTATTTAAATAGATTAAAGTAGTTGGATTATCTGAAGTGGGTCTTACCACAAAAACTCCAGTATTTTCATTATAGTTTGGTCCACTCGGAAATACTTTTCGCCCATTTATATAACCCGATTCCATTCTCCGATCATTAACCATAATTTCAGAAATCTCACGCCCGTTACAAGCTATTGCCAAATAATCACCATCCTTTATTCCTCATATTTTAAGTACAAAATATCACCTAGCATTTCTGATGGATAATCATCAACACATTCATAAAATTTCTTTGTCTTGAACCAACCATCTAAATTTAAATCAAGGTTTTCCGTGGTTAAAAATAAATTACTTGAATTATCAATTTTGTTGCTTGAGATTGTTCCATTATTATTTATCACTGATTGTGAAGTATTAGAACGTTTGAATAATCGAACCAGTGTCGAACTGTACTCGATTTTGTTTGTTAGAGTAAGGTTTAAGGCATACTTTTCTTCATAGTCGATTGATCGTTCAATAACATAACAGATATAAGATAGTCCAATGTCTTCATCCGTTATCAAGACAGCGTCGCCAACTTTAATATTCGTATATTTATAATCGTAGACACCCGTTAAATCTAAGGCCGTTATGCTGATATTGACTACAGGAAAAGCATATTTCTTCAATCTTTCAAGCCCGTCCTTATATAGGTCATTCGCGTCATAATAATTTGTTTCACGCCAGACATTGCTTTTTACAAATAACTCAGGGTGAGCTTCGATATCCGCATCCGTATAACCAAGGTCTTTAAAATAAGTATAATTTTCGATGTAGGCCATACCTGTCGGATTCACCGACATAATGGTTAGATCCGTACCGTCATCCGTCTGCCCACCAAAACAGTACATCCGTGTAATCATCTCAGAGGTGTCATATTCGATCTCGACCGAGGTGAGGTTTTTAGAAAGTCTTAAATCCAGAACAGGGTTATTCGATTCCTCCATACTTAACAAGTCAACCGTCCTTGGAACAGAATTAAAACGGAGGATACCTTCGTATTTTTCAGCGATATTCAGCAAAATATTAAAAGGCGTATCCTCAACAGATTCCATTCCACGCAGTTTTGATTTATCAACGGTAATCTGACCAATAGACCATCCAAGAGTCGGAATATCCCGGTCTGAATAGGCGAGCGCACGTTTCATGAGTATTTCGACATTAACCGGCAGCACTTCCTCCATCGTAATCGTGTTTTCAGCCAGAGAGCCGCTTAAATGGGAACAGGATACCGTATAGTATTCCATTCCATCATCATCGTGTTTAACCACCGGTGTTTTCATTTTGTAGAATTCGTCATTGAACAGCACGAGATACTCATTGATAATATAGTCCGATTTTGGGTTCGCCAGAGGAAGGTCAAAAGTCAAAGAACTGATTTCGGTACAGTTAAAGGATTCTTTGATGTTGAATGCCTTGTTCTCGGTGTTGTCCAGTAGTTCACAAATCCTCTCGTAACGTAAATTATAAACAACTAAAGATTCCATCATTCACCTACACATACTTTCCATGAAACTGAATGGAGGCAGAAGTGACGTTACCAGTGAAGGAAATATCAAAATATCCAGGAGGGACAGAAGGGAAGGCCCCAACAAAATCATTGAATTTATTACGGCCAGCTGCATCCAGGCAGATCATGGCCTTGCTGTCCACTTTAAAACTGTTAGCGACATTCTTTACAGTGAAGGTCTGGATTGCGCCGTCACTTTTACCCTTAAGTTTTACCGTAATATTGCCAGATCCATTTACTGAAATAACGCAGTCCGACTGAATCATTCCTCGGTTATAATAGTTGTAATACTTATCGGCTATAACAGCGTTAATCGAGTAGACCGTTTTTTCAATATCATAATAGAAGGGATCGTGTGCAATAAATTTAAGAACGGACAACCCCTCAATACCGCTATAGGTTTCAAATGCAAGCGCATCCGAGTCTAATCGGCAATTGATTCGAATGGAATCGCCTTTAAAATAAAACTCGGCTGACTTTTCAGTGTTAAGCCAGGTAGCAATACGACGGATACCGTGATAGTTGAGATCTTCGAAAAAAACAGGAACCTCCCAGGTTCGTGGAGAAAGATAGGTGGAAAATACAATTTCACCGTCATAATTGAACGGCTTGCTTGTCGTATAGTTACGGGCAGGGAGCAGGGGATAGTTCAGTTCGCCGCCGTCGTTATCCGCTACCACACCGCCTAAATCACTCAGATAATGTCCATTCCAGAAAAAATCCGTAAAATCGATATATTCAAGATCCTTCAATTAATCACCACCTATCTTAAATTCATTCCAGACTTTTGCAAAGTCTTTTTAAACATTTTGTTTAAGTTTTGTTCGCCGTTTTCGATATCAAACGGCGTGTTGTTTACAACCTTGTCTACCTTAATCGACACAAGTTCTTTATCATAATTAACCGTCTTATTTCCACCACTTTGTGGGCTTTGAACGTTTAACAGACTGGTATTAATTTTTGGCAAAAAGTCAAAAACCATCTGGTCAAATGCTCTGGTCTGCTGATCGGTTAAGACACGTTCCTTCTTATCCAGGTATGCAACGCCTTCAGAACTTCCAGTATGTCCACCGGTTTTAAATGGAATGAGCAGCCGCTGTCCAGGGTAAATCAAATCAGGATCACTTACCTGGTCACGATTAGCATTGTAAATTTTGTCCCATTTGGAGCCATCACCATAATAATGAACGGCTAAGTCCCACAGCGTATCCCCCCAGGGGTCACCGCCGACAACCGTGTGATATCTTTGTCCACCACTGCCTACAGATGAACCAGAAGACCTGCCAGAACCACCGGAACCACCAGACATCGTATATTTTCCACCGTTTGCCGTGATGGTATTGTCACGCAAGTCACGGTAATTATTTAAAGCCTTGATGACCTCCATTGCAATAACCTGTCCAGCGGTCTGTCCCATGAGCTGAGCGATACCGCTGTAATCTGGGTCATACGCCAATAAAAGGTCAATGATCTGCTGCGTCTGTTCACGCCGGATCATTTCATTGGCCTCTGCATACAAGGCTTGATTCGTCATTTGAGCATCAATATTTTTAAGAACAGGGTCATAAAGAGGGGAGTCAGAGCTGAGCAATTGTTTGAAGTAATTGTTAATTTCTTCAATTTTATCCTGCTCCTTATCGATCTGATCCTCCAGATCGTCGATTTGGATTTCCTGTTTAAGATCCTTGATCTTGCCCATCAGCTCTTTTTGTTTTGCTTTACCCAATGTGGAATCATCTTTCATCCACCCTGCGAGTTCATCCTGTAAGCGTCCAAGCTCAGCCTGTTTGTCTTCAGGCGTGTCACCTTTTATTTTATCGATCTCATCTCTGAGCTGGTCAATGCGGTCATTATGAACCTTTAACTGAGCTTCCTGTTCTTTTTCAAGCTGTTTCTTGCGCTCATCGTACATTTCCTGATATTTCTTTTTCAGGGCTTTGACGATACGATCCTGAAGCGATTCAACGTTTCGTTCGTATTCTTGTATAATACGTTCAATCGCCTGTGCTGTTTGTTCAGCAGCCCTCTCAGCGTCTTTAGCAGCTTTTTCAGCAGCTTCAGCAGCCTTTTCCTGTGCTGCTATGGCCTGTTTTAAATAATAATCGTTGCTGCCATTGACATCGCCAAGGTCTAAGTTTTTAAGCGCTTCAAGATTACCGATCATATTGTCAATATTTTGCTGCTGTATCTTTATTGCCTGAATAGTCTCTCTTGAGTGTTTTCGCTGTTCATCAGTCCAGTCTGAAAGTTCCTGACCACCGATTGTAACTCTTTCAGGAGTGATTTCAACTTCGCTATAAATATTTGAGTCAACAGCATCTGGATCAGAATACTTTCCGGCATCTGAAACGGCCTGAGAAATGGATTGATTAAACCAATCTTTAATATTAAAATTACGATTTGTAAACATTTCCCATGCTTTAGATGCAAAACTTTTCACTAGAGTCAATGCTGCTTGTAAACTGGCAGCAAAACTTTTTATACTGTTCTGTTGAAGATTACCTGTTTTTTCGTTTGTCTGCTTGGCGGCTCCAACCACATTTGTTCCGGTATCGTTAGCAATATCACTTTTTGCTTCACCGCCAGATTCAGCGTCATCTGCTTGAATTTGTTCGGATTCTGCATACTTTGTAACCTTTCCGTTTTCAACTGTGACAAAGTTTTCACCTTCAAGTTGCTTGTACTGTCCATAAATATCATAAAATTGCTCGGTATTACCAAGTCGTGCATTTTGACCTTCAGCATCAAGAGTGGTCAATAAGTCTTGTTTCTGTTGTTCAAGATCCAACTGATTTTGACATGCAATTTGTTGAGCTTGAAGTTCGGCAATTTGTTCGTCAATTTTAGCGTCAAACTCTTGTTCTTTCATATCTAAAACAGAATTTATGGCGGCCTGTTGTCCTTCTACAGACACTTCATTAAAAAGATTAGCCTGATATAAAAGTTCTGGATAAGTCATAGCCAGACTAAATAGTTCTGTTTTACTGAGTGCAGTACCATAGGCCAACTGTTGCTGAGCATCGGTTAACTGCTTTGTTGAAGAAACCAAATCGTTCAATACACTGGCGATTTCCTCGGCACCAACAACATCGACCATTATGGTTATGTTTTTGATTGCATCAATTTCACGAAGTTTTTCGGAGATACCTGTTAACTCTTTATTAGCCTCTTCAAGTCGGGTTGTATCAACACCCTTACCACTTTCAATGTCTTTTTTTAAGGTGGCGATCTCTTTCATCAATTCTGTCTCACGTTCGATCAAGAGTACACGCTGTTCCTCGAGATCGTAAGCTGTTGAGTTAATCTCATTTTGGCGTATCTGCTCTAAGAAATGAAGTTGTTCTTCAGCTCCAGCGTTAAGCACATCATAAAAACCATCATATTTTTTACCCATTGTCATAAGGTCTTCTGTCGATAGAGTGCCTTCTTTAACCTTATTAATATAATTGTCAAGTTCAGACATAAAGGAAGTAAAAGTAGTGCCAATCTCATCAATGCCTTCAACGGTAATATTTTCTGTGGCAGACACATACTCGTCGACCTTCTCTGTCGCAACAGTCGTTTTTTCAATGATCTCATCAAGCGCAGCGATTTCTTCTTTTGCATTGCTGAGTTTTTCGCCAGAGAACATGCCATTATCAATCTGAGACTGAAGCTGGTTACGGTACGTTAATGCCTGTTGGTTACGTTCAAGCATTTGAAGTTCAACTTCATCCTGCATTCCAGTCTGTTTTTCAAGAAGTCCATTTATAGCACCTAACAGAGTATGTTTAACACCGACAAGTCCATTAGAAGTATTTTCATCATTTAAAATATCTGATTGAACTTTCTTCGTATATTGTAAAAGACCGGTAATCGATCTATATTTCCCTTGCAGAGTATCAACACTATCAATTGCATTTTTTATATCAGGAAACTTTAATACTGTTCCAATTTCATTGCCAGTTGCCATGTTAATATAAGAATTCAAGTAGTCTTTAAAGCCGAGCTTTGTGTTTTGTGCCTCAATAAAAGATTCAATATTGTCACTACTACCAGAATTCATAGCTTCTTTCCATTGATCAATATAATCACTGAAAGCACCACGGCTGAAGGTTGTTAAATCAGCCATTCTCTTTTGTTCAATTTCTTGGATTTGTTTTTGAATATCCATTTCTTTATTCAATAAATCCAAACGATTGAGTTCTTCACTGGAGAGTCCAGTTGTCTTTTGTTTCTCAGTTAATTCATTAATTTCACTGTCTAATTCATTGTACCGTTCATTGGCTTCATCAAGTTTTTTCTGCTGACGGTCAATTTCTTCACTGTTATATTTAACAACTAGAGTAAAGGCTGCAAAGGCAGCGGTAGCTAAACCAAGAGGGGAGAGCAAAGCTCCAAGGGCAAATTTACCAGCATTCATAGCTTTGTTTGCAAGTTCTTGTGCCCCCGCTTTAATGGTAATAGCTGCGGCCTGTGCTTTTTCAGAAGCAGCTGCGGCTATATTGGCAATCGTACTTTTACTTTCCTGGACAATCTCATTTTTGGTTGCAATAATATTGGATTTCTTGGCTGCCGTTTCTTCATTTATAGCTACGGTTGTGCTTTTGGTAGCAATGGTTTCTGCTGTAGATGTAGCAGCGCTTTCTTGATCTACCTTCGTACCAGCTTTTTTAGTAACTGTTTTTGAAGCTTCTGCTTTGGCTTCCTCTTTGCTAGCAGCAGATGAATATTTGTCCAGAACTGTTTTTTTCTTAGTTTCTTCACCAGCTTTTTTTGTTGCGGCAGCTTGCATGGTTAAGGCAGTTATGCAATTCCTGTCCTCTTCAGCGATCCCTTCAAGTCCTGCCATCATATTTTTACAAGCATTCGTATATTGAATGGCATTAATCTCGCCGGATTCAAGTGCCTGATTTAAAATTTGAAACTCATTAGCAGCAGCGCCAATCATATTGTTACTTGTTGTCAAAGCGATTTCATTTGAAAGAGCTATTTCTTGTTGCATAGCCAGCAGATTTTTTAGACGTTCACTCGTAACATCTCGAATTGCTTCAGCTTCAGCACGCTTACTAGCTGTTCCAATAGTAGAGATTTCATTGAGTTTTTCAGTAACACCCATATATTCATTGAGTTTTTTTACAACTGCAATCCCAATTGACAATTCTGCGAATACGACAACGGATTTTTGAACAGCTGGAGGAAGCTCATTGAACTTTTCTAATAATCCTTCAGCTCCATTCATGATAGAGGTCATACCTTGTAAAACACCTGAGTTTGCAATAACTGTACCAAATTCAGCAATTGTAGCATATAAGGAGTTCCACTGATTTTTAAATGTCGTCATCAATGCAGCATTTTGTTGTTCCAGATAGCTTCCAGAGCCAGAACCCGCTTCTTCGATCATTCCATAATATTTGTCTGCCTCTTCTGTCCAGTTCTGAAGAAGTGTCAGTGCAACATCCCCTTGGCGAGTGGCACCAAGAGCCTCCTGAATCTGTTTTGCAAGAACATCATTACCTTCACGCATTGCCATATTATAAGCGCGACTAACCGTGTCCATTAATCCGGCGAAATCCTTAAACTTACCATTTGCCTCAGATAAAGAATAAGTTGCATCACCAGTGCTTTCTGCAATATCGTCAAAAAGAGTTCGTGTTTTAGTTCTTGTCAAATAAGACAAAATGGTTTTAATGGAATTCCCGGCCTCGTCACCACTTTTGGCGAGACGGTCACCCACGATAGAGGTCATAACGATAGCATCATTCATATTGCCGCTTACTGAAGTCATGAACCCACCGATTTTAGCAGCAGATTCACCAAACTCATCTGCTGTACCAAGAGCTGTCTTATCAGCCATGTAGGCCCATTTATTAAGTGTCTCTATCCCTTCATCAACGTCCATATTAAACTGAAGCATTGAAGAGTTGACGAGTTTAACAGCCTTCTCAGCATCTTCGACTTCACCAACATTCATGAACTTTGCAGTTGCAGAAGATATTTTGTTCAGCAGTTCAGTGCTGTCGGCATATTTATCATTAATACGAACCCACGCAGCCTGAATTTCCTGGGCATCTGTAACTAAAATACCGGATTCTTTAGCAATCTGGATTGCAGAATCTGTAATTGCATTGGCAGTTTCTTCAGAGAAGTCCTGCATGATACGTTGAGTATTAACAGTATTGTAATTAATACTAATTATTTGAGAACCTAAATTTTCAAAAGCATCCGCTAAAGCTCTGACACCAAGAAGTTCCACACCGCCAGTTAGAATTGAAGATTTGAGACTTTGTCTGAAATTACTGCCCGTGTTTGAAGAAATAGAACTGTAACGTGTATCAAGCTGCTGCATAGAAGCTTTATAATCTTTTACTTGTTGAGCTAACTCTGCCTTTTTTGCGGCGGTTTCTTTTTGAGCATCACGTACACGACTTTCAATTTCCTGCTTATTGTAAAGAGTCATAAGCTCATATGCTTCTTTTGAATATTTTGAAGTTTTGTCGGAAGAACGTTTTACTTCATTTTCAATCTGTGAAAATGCAGATTTTAATTTAGCCAATTCCGATGTTGTAGCTTTAGCATCGATTGGTGTTAATTTCCCACTGTCCAGTTTATTTTCAAGCTTATCTATTTCTTGCTTCAACTGAGCCATTGCCGATTTTGCAGACTCAGTACCAGCTTTCCATGCATCCTTAACCTCTTTAGCAAAATTACCCTGCGCTTTAGAAGCCTTTTCTGTCGTTTCCGATGTTTTAGCTGTACTGGAGGATAGGGAAGAAGTGACCTTCTCAACATCAGAAAGTGACCTGGTGAGCTTTTCACTCTCAGCAACAGCTTTTTGAATATTTTTAGTAAGGTTTGGTAAACCGTTTTCGTCATCATAGATATTAAAACCTACTTCAAAACCCATTTTACGCATATCTTGTGTGTTGTCAGCCATTCAGTCACTCCTTTCAGTTATCAGCTCTTAGACCCATCAGGTCTTTCATGGTTACCATTTTTTTCTTTTCCTGTTTCGGTGCCAGCGGATGTTCGTCATTATCGATTAGGTCATTTGGTTCAGAAACAGAGCCTAAAATGCCTGTTTTATATTCCCAATTAATCTTTTTACCAATGGCCTCAACCAGCCCGCTTAATTGAACCAATGTCATATCACGTATATCTTTAAATGTATTGGACGTGTAGGTCTGAAGTGCATAGATCGATTCATCAAAACCAAGAGCCGTTTGTTCAGATTGAAGATCACGTTCTCCGTTTTTATCCGAAACGCCATTAATCAGCTTAATATCTTGTATTAATTCAGGAAAACGCTCTTCTGTGATGTTTTTGAGAACATCCTCCGGTTCGTTTTTTTGAAACGATTCGCTTAATAAACGCAGTAAAAACTCAAGCCGTTCTTCGTCCTTTATGTTTTCCAGCAGACTGTCAGGATCAATAAGTCCTAAATAAGTAATAATCCGACTAAGGTTTTGTATGGTGAAGGGGAAACAGTACCGTGGAACCCGATCTCCAAAACTATCGACCAACACCGGAAGGCCAAGAGCCATTTCCATAGTTTGTCCTGTTATCATGTAGTCCCTCCATTTTTCAATTTAAAAAAGCCAATAACAACCACCCGGATTGTCATTGGTTAATTCACATTAAAAAAATAGGGAAGGGGGATACCCTTCACCTTACACTTCAACGTCGTCAATAAATAAAGACCATAATTTCAGGTCAGTACGCATGGGATCTTTCGCTTCAGCTTCAAATTTCGGGGAAACTGGAGACTGATGCTTTGGATCAATACTAAAGCCAGAGGAACACTGAGCCTTATATATGCGAATTTCACCTTTATGCTTCACCTGTGTATCTTCGTCAAAAATGTCAAAGATATAGCTGGCAACGAAAGGTTTAGACATAGATTTCTGACCAACACTGTATTCTGTAGTTTTTTCAGAACCAGTGTACTCATAGACAATAATTACCGCCTGACCAACATCTTCACTTGCAAAGGAAATTTCCTTTGTCGCGGTTCCAACCTTAAACTGCCCTTTGGTCGGGGCCTCTTCACCAGTTGCGGCAGTAAACCCATTGACAACGACAGACCCATCAAGCGGTGTCTGTTCCAGAGTAATCTTTGCTTCATCAGGAATTGTAACTTCTAGAAAGCCTGTAAGTTTCGCAGCGCCCTTTTCTTCAGCAGCGCCATCAAGGTACTGGAGCATACCAGGGTCAAAGCAAGCGTTCGTACCAGAAAGTTTAAGAGCCTGATCCTTCTTAAAAGAAGCGATTGGGAACATCTTATTACCGCCAGTAATGTCTTCCTTGGAGTAGCTGGATTCAACCGTTAAATCCTGAAGATCCGCAAAACCAATGATTTTATTGCGGTCACGGTAGTCTCGCAGTACCAGCTTACCGATCCCATATAATATTTGTTTCAAAGCAATACCTCCTAAATAATTAAGTATTTGTATTCAAAAATAACCGAATGCTTTTCCCATCCGGTTGTATTCGCCATTCGATCTGTCAGCCTCCGTTTGTAATTTAGTCCGTCAAGACCAATTGGTATAATCGGTAGACCACATCTCTTGCGATTATTGGTATCAAGCATCTCAATGATGCGTTTTTGTATCTGTAAATGCCTTCGGTCTTTGGTGTTCTTGTCCTGAGAGATATGAATATCAATGGAAAGATAACCGACCTCCTGAAGCTGATTCGTGTAGCCGCCTTCCGTTTCGTGAATACAGAGGCGAATATCATAGTTGTTCAGAAGGTCATCGGGGATTTCAGCGTCAATGACCTGTTTTCTCAATGCGACCAGAAAGTCATTTTCTGTGTCATAATTCGACCGATCAATACCGATCAAGGAAAGCAGTTCAGTATCCGATTGAATGACCCGGAAGACCTGGACAAAAACATTTTTAATGTCAAACATTCAGTACCTCCTAGACGGTAACTTTCTGTCTGGTAATGAATTTTCCTGTATTGATCATTTCCTGAATGACGGGATGGTAATTCGTATTGAAGTTATAAATTGTTGCACGATGAATTTCCTCCATACATTCAGAGATAACCGGGTCAGGACTTTCGCCTTTCAGCCATGGAATTCTTTTTCCAGCATGTGTTCCACTGGAGTATTTTACCGTAGTGCCAAACCCAGATTCCCAATCCGGTGTTTCGTATTCACCTTCCGGGCGACCGACAATCTCACTGCCATTACGTTCAGGGTTCCAGAATGGTCCATGTTTATACGATGAAAAGAAAGGGTTTGATGAAACATTCATTTTTTCACCGGAACCAAACTCCTGAATGAAGGCTTTAACATTAGCCGTTTCAATGACATATTCCACACCGTCGAAATCAGCAGCGTATTTTTTGATCGTGAGGCCATCCCCATACGACCAATATTTAACGCCATCCATGACACTTTTGATGGCGCTTTCCATTGCCAGTACCAGATAGCTTTTTACAGTGCTTTTAAAAAGCTCATTATCAAAGGTGAGTGCGTAATAGTAAGCCATTTGATCACTCCCTGTAATAAGTCATATATGCGGAAAAAATTTCCTTATCCAGTTCTTCGATGTCCGTGATTTTATAACGGTCACTTCCAATAAACAGAAGATCGTCTTTTTTAATGTCCCAATTATTGGTTGTGATAATCTGATTGACCGAGTTGCGATCAATACCAGCATCAATCTGTCTTTCGCGCATTCCAACACGCTGTACAAAACAGTCAATATTATCAATGACAATGGGATTATTCCCTACAAGGTCACCATCTTGATTATAAGTAAGCTGGCTTCGATGACGCTTAGCTGTCGTATTAAACAGCAGGGTATAGAAGTAGAAGTCGACAGGTGTTTTGTTGGGTACAGAGATCACAATTCCCTTGCGGGTATATTCAGTGTCCAAATCGTCCGCTTGCATTTCAACTAAGCTTCCACGGTGAACCGGAACATCCAGCATACAGGTGACCATTTTTGTGTGTTCTTCCTTAATATTTGTGGTACGTTCGTTATCTTTACATTGTCCCTTAGTTTTAATACCATCAATACGGACATCCACCGAAACATAATGCGATTCCATATACCCGTCATACATGCCACGGGCTTGTTTTACAACCTTGTCAATAACATTAATTGTTGAACTTGCCATCTTCCACCTCCAGGCGTTTGATGTCATTTGCAAGATCAAGGATACGTTTTCGAATAACTCCGAACTGAATCCCGTTGACCCCGCTCACTTCAATGATATCTAGTAGAGAAATCGTATCCTGATAAATCTGGTCTTTATCCTTATGCACTGCCGCCACCTCCAAAAACCGACACAACGCCGATTACACTTGAACCGCCTTTAACACGATCAATTTCAGTCTGCAAATATCGGTTAATCTGATAGATCGAGTCATTGATGGCTTCGGGCCTTTTTTCAAGACCTTTGATCTCGAACGTCAGTGTTTTAAAGTTAATGGCATCACGGTTAAGTTCGTCTTTCAGGCGCATTAAATAGCAGCGGTAGGTGAAATAAGAGGCAAGAGATTTTTCCTTCATGGAGAGATCAATGGATATCCCTCGCACAACCATTTCTTTACCACTTTCTTCATCAATGCTTTTTTCTTCAGTGAAGACAAACGGCGTGTCAAGCGCGACACCCATCTCCATCAGTCCGTGTGCTGCAAGGTCTGTATCCTCCATCAGTTCAGAACGATAATCCTTCGGAATAAGTGCAATGGTGATATCCAGTATTTCCTTCAGCGTGGTTCCCATCACACCACCTAAAGCAAGAGAGAGCCGTCAGAAACCGCCTTGATACGTTCGTCAATCGCCTTCATAAACGGCTCTTTTTTACCTTCATCATCAGCCTTCTGACGGATGTCCCTGAGCAGATTCAAAGAGTCGATGTCAGCTAATTTTTTCTTAAGGGTTGGTAGAGAGTAATCCAGTAGTTTGTCAATATCTTCATCCGACATAACATTTTCACTTTCGATCACCTCAACATCCGCTTTGGGGTCAACTTCCATCACTTGAATAAAACCCTTTTTAAAAGAACCAGGACAGGCTGTGGAGAGATACATGTATTCCTCCTGAGTCAGTCCAACCTCCATGTTGGGTTTCAGGTCATAATATTTGCCAGGGGTTACAAAGTCGAGGGAAATATGGAAATTGCCGCGCGACACATTTTTTACTTTAATAAGTTTTTCAGACATAAAAGCTCCTTTCCGTTTTGGTTTCCTTCCATGGCATCAGGGGGACAATGCCACCCCTGTCTGCCAATATTTAGCATTAACCAGTTACTTCTATAACGAAAAGCCCGGTTGGCTTTGTGACGCAGTAGCCAATTTCCTTGTCGATCCGGCAAGACCAGCTCTTGTCATCAATTTTGGTTTCCTGCATGACTTCACTATCCCCATAGGTAGCGGCATAGCCGATCTTGTTACCAGCCAGGAATAACTTGTCCGTCGGCACAATTGATTTCTGGGTCACAGGATCAAGAATTTCAGGTAAGTAGAGGATATCGCAGCCACGATAGCGGCCTAACAGACCCCTGTCTCGAATTTCATTGTACAGCGATTCACAGGAATCAAAACCGGCGAACCCTTCAATTTTAGTACACAGGTCAAAGTCACCGATAATGGTTGGCGCGCCGCCAGTCTTCTTACGGAGATAATTGATCGCCTTGTCCAAAGTAGCCTTGTCTAAAGCAGAAACCGCTTCATAATTGTTTTTATTAGAGGTTTCATTGTAGGTCTGAGCCAGAACTTCATAGACCTTATGGTAGATTTCCATTTCAATGGCATCTCGGCCATCACGGATCAGGTGTGCCAGGGAATCCAGACGGCCTGTTTTCAGTTCAGACAGTAAGCATTCAGGTCTTACGCCTAAGCCTTCAAACTGCATGGTGATTTCAGTTTCGTAGTTACGGGACATTGGCACGTATGCGTTTGGAGCAGTCCAATAAGCTTTAACGCCCTTCTTGTGGGTTTTAAAGAGGGGATTGTCACCATAATTGAAATGCTTGGTTTCAAAAATCTTTGGAGAAATATCAAAGGTATTGTAGCTGTCTTCAAGGGACATCTTAACAACCTCGGCAATTTCCTCACGACCCTGTTCAGTTCTTGCCAGTTTTGCAATCATCTGAGTCGCCTGTTTTACTTTTACGTCATTGCGGCTAATATCACCGCGTTCGATCTTTTCTGCTAATGCAATAATATTTTTTACTTCGCTCATTTATTCACCTCCTACAGCACTTTCACAGTGACCATTGCTTCTTCATAGCCACCCATTGCAGGAGTTACAGCAATCACCTCAAAGAGAGCAGTGTCACTTTCACTGCATTTGACAATCATGCCTTCTTTCCCGGAAGCAACAGAAACCGTACATTTATCACCCATGACAAGTTCGCCGTCAAATTCAGTGGTTGCCCATTCTTCATTGGGTACAAGGGTATAGCATACGGCGCGGACACCTGCTTCAATATTGTCGTACTTGCTTTCTTTGTATACGTCTTCATCTATACGCAGAGTAATAAAGCCATAGAGATCATTTAAGTCAGCGGCTGCCTTTGGCAGGGCTAAGGCATATTCTGTTTTTTCAGTATTTAATTTGCGGCAGACAGCCCGGCCTTTACGGATCACTTCATCAGTTTTCATCAGACCGTCCGGGATGCTCGCAATTGTTCTTCGTCTTTGTAACATTCACATTCCTCCTATACTAATTCTTTCATCACGTCAAAAAGAGCCTTTGCAGATTCAACCATCATAGATGTCTCAAATACAGGCACACCAAAGGTTTCAGCGGTTTCAGTTTTGGTATCGGCCTTTTTTGCTTCAGAAGCGTCCATTGCCTGTTCTAAAACATCCGCATATTCTTCTTTGGTCATGGAGCCAAGTTCTTCGGCTGTTTTTTCGGCATACTCAAATTTCTGGAGCCGTTTTAAACGATTTTCACCAATTGCCTTCTGTTCAGAAGCAATAACCTGGGTCTTGTAAGGCTCAAGCTTTTCAACCTTTAACTTCAGTTCTGCAACCTCTTCAGTAAGCGCTTCAATGCGGTTGTCTTTTTCGGCCACTTCATTCGTTTTCGTTTCCAAACCAGAGTCCGTAACCGCCTTTTCAGCGACTAAGGTTTCGTGTTCAGTTTTTAATTCGTTATAAGCTTTTTCGAAATCCAATTCTTTTCCTCCTTTTTCTTGTTCTGCAACTTCCAGACTATATGAATTCTGGAACGCAGGATTTTTCACGATTGCCAAACCCGTGAAATGTATGGCAGTACAGTATTTAACACCATCCTCACCAATATTACAGTCCATTGTCCCTTCCATGCTGAACTTCAGCTCACCACGACGATGTAAATCCTCAAGGACACTGGCAATCTCATATAAATAATGTTTGTAAACCACAATTTTACAGATAATTCGGAGTTCTCCCTCCGGGGGAATATCTTCATGGGGCATATAGGCAACATTCTCAATTTCATCCCCTTTGACAAGCACTGGATATGCTTCGACAATGTGTCCCACAGCTTTTCGTTTGTCATTATCAAATGTCCGTTTCACAAAATCAAAACCATGCCCGGTTGGGTATAAATTGTTATCCGTCACAATCACCAGCGGCTTTTCAATAAAACTGGGATATGCCCGCAATAGAATCTCACGATTAAAATATGTTCCATTCAGATTCAGACCCTCATGTGTGGCGAAACAGGTAATGTGCATTAAATCCAGATCTTCGACCGATCCGATTTCAATTTGATTCACCTCATCTAAGAGTTCAATATCTAAACTTTTCATGTTTTCACTTTCCAATATTTCACCACCTCACGTTTCAAATCTAACCCTTTCACTAATATAGTGAGGAAAAACGGGAAAAGTGGAATAAAAAAGTTGAAAATATTTTTATTTTTGTTTATTTACTTCTATTTGTGCCTTTTAATCCAGTTCTGGGCTGTTTATTATTGCTGGATGTTTTATCACTTTTTCTTTCAGACACCTTCTTTTTTGGTGCACCGCCTTCATCTGCTTTTTCAGAATCCTCGTTGCCTTCGGTCTCTTGTTGTCCCTGGAACGGCATTGAATGGATTTTGAAAGTTTCATCCATATCCTGCTCATTCTCATCTTCACGGATCAGCTTCAGTGAATCAAAATCCATACCACAGCCTTCGTATAAGACTTTGTAAGGAAGTCCGGCGTTTTGAAACAATTCCATCAGTAGCGACGTTTTGGCTTCAGGATCAATGACCACATCCTCAAATGACAATGTCGGTGCATGATCCGGGTTCAGTCCTTTCCGCTTAAGTTCATTTCGATAGAGATCATGGACAATGCAAGGGATATGACGGCGAATTCCTTCAATGGTTCTTGTCAAACCCGTAAAATTCAGCATCCCTTCGGCATAATTGCCACCGCCTTCACCACGGATCAAAGTAAGGCTCACACCAAGTGTATTCAAAATATCCGTATCAATTTCGATAAATTTGTCAGCACCAAAGATATCGGTCTTGGGTTCGATCCAGTCCATCAAAACATAGTAGGGAGTAGTAACACGAAGCGATCCGCTCTTGCCAGCGAATAATTGGTCATAGTCTTGCAGCAGCTGTTTTGTCGGCTTGTTATCAGCGTCCCCAACCTTGATCTGTAAAATCTTATCAATAATATCGTTGGCAGTAGATTTCTCAGCCTCCTTCAAAAGACTTTTATGGGACAAGTCCTCGAACGCCGGTAAAATGACGGAAACACCATAGGGTTCATATTGGCTGGCATTCACCTTGGCAAAATAAGCGTTATTCTCGTCAAGAACGGCATATTCATCTCCGTGTTTCATAGCTTCCAGAATTTCCTGCGGATAAGCCTTCTCAATTTCCGCATCAATATCCTTACCAAAACTGTCAAGGGAGATGGTCTGCTGCTCAACCTTATAAGCAATGACTTGCTTATTGTTCTTAATTAAGGGCACAACCTTAATCTGGTTAATGGGATAAATATCAATCCGAAAGCCATCACGGTCATAAAGCGCCACATTTCCAGTTAAAGCGAGTTCAAAAATAACGTCTCGAATCAGCTGCTCAAGATCAATTTGCTCATTAAAGGCAGCAATCACCTCTTGCACCTTTTTCCCCTTAGTAGGGTAATTCAGACGGTGGCCACTGGCCCCAAAGTCGCGGATAATATTCACGACACGCATGATAATGCCGTGCTTGCGGTAGCAATACTTCGAATAAGCCACAATATTTTCAATGTTGTCCTGCGGATTATTAAAGATGGCCTCCAGGTCTGTTCCAGAGGGAGAGCCATCCACGTTAAAATTTTTGGTAAAATGAGTGGAGTAAGCACTTTTCATCGTGCCTACAGCCCCCACAACAATTTCATTTTTTTGTTCTGACATATAACCTCCTAACGTCTATGGACAAGCGGTGCAATGAGTTGACTTTCTTCCTTGTTGAACTTTTCGTCAGCCAACAGCTGTATCCCGTATAAGCCCATTCCCATCGCAGACCAGCGGTCTTTTCGTTTGGACGTTGTTTTAAATTGCATCCAGCCTCCGCTTGTCCCTTTTGTTTCAATACTTAAGATTTCTTTTCGTGCGTCTTCAGATTCTAAAAGTAGTACAGACTCTTCGCTCGAAAGATCCCTTTTTTCTTCAACCTTCATGGGGTACATGTGTAACCAGTTTTTCTCAACAAAAACCTTTACGGCAAATCCGAAACGATGGTTTAACTCAACGCATGGTTTCAATCCATATATAATCGGTACGCCATTTGTCGTATCGATCCTTTTCATTGCCGTTTCGTCATTACGATCAATAAGTGGTGGATACCACTTTTGTTCTTCTACGGAAAAGTAATCCTTTGCAAGTTCATCCGCAAGGGCAGTACCGATAGTCATTGTATCCATATAAATATCGGTTATTTGTGGAAATTTCATTAAAATACCCCTTACGTTGCAAGCCTGTTTTCCAAATTCCATACCATTAAGCGAACGAATGTAGACAAGATCAGCCTCAACATGCTGGGAAAACCAGTGGAGCTTAAAGACGTAAATGATCGTATTATCTTGTCCTTCAGAACGTGCAACGTCAACAGACATAATATATTGAAAGTTTGCAATACCTTTTGTTTCAATATGATCAAGATCAGCGCAATTTTGAAGAAGATTAAAATCAATAAACGCACCTTCGGCAAGCTTAGGAAATTCGGCTAAATATTCTTGTTGGAATTGGAAATCAGACATAACAGCTCTTTGTTGCTTAACAATTTCCTCGTCAAAAAGTTGACATCGAATACCAGTACGGTAATCAAGATCCATGGCAAAATATTGAGTATTGTTAGGCTCTGCCATTCGCTTAAAATAATCAACCATTAATTCATAAAGATGATTGAAGCGATAAGATGCAGTCGAACACATTAACACTTTATTTCCTTCGTAGTCATCCATGTTTTTTCCAACTTCATAGTCACGTCTGCAAATTAACATTGGCTTAATAACGGCATCAATGATATCTTTATCGACATATGCGGCTTCATCAATGAGCACAATGTGAAGACGCGCGCCTCTTACACGTGCACCATCTGAACCGATTGGAAACCCTTCAATCCAAGAGCCACAATAAAATTCGACTTTTGCCCGCTGGGTGCTACAAACGAAATCAGACACTTCGGCGGCTAACGCAGGAGACATGTTACAAAGCTCATCATGAAATTTTTCCTGAATATCAATTTTGGCCTGTCTAAAAGCTGGCGCAATAATACCAGCTTTTGTTCCGGGATATAGAAGGCAATAAACAACTAGACAGAGCACACCCATAAAAGATTTACCGAGTCCACGGCTCATAACAATGTTGGAAAAAGAGAAACGGAAAAAAGCGCGAATGATAACTTTTTGATAAATGTTAAGAGAAATACCAAGATATTCTTCACAAAAAACATCAGGATACTGACGGTAATAGCTAACACTTTCTAAGTAAAGTCTTTTTTTATTTCTGACAGCTTTTGAATCTTCAACACTCATACAGCCACCTCATCAGCAAAATGCCATTTATACCCGTATGCATGTTTATGTTTTCCAAGACATACGCTGCTGATATTTGAACTTGAAGATGCCCCAACTGAAACAGCAGCGTCTTTAATGCTTTTGTGGTATGCAATAATCAAATTACTGTCAAGATCAATTTGATAAACTGGACGTACCCTCTTCTTTTCTTTTTTCATGGCTTCAACAATGTCTTCAGAATAATCTTTTTCAAAGACCCAACGATAACCTTTTACACTTTTGCATTTGCCATAACAGGATTTTGAAATATTTGCAGCGCATGAACCAACGGTTTGTGCTGCTTCATGAACAGATGAAAATTTATTGATAATTGAAAAATCATCTTTATTAAGCTGCAAAACAGCCTTTTTATAGTTAGAATGAGATTCGGAAAGTTTTTTCCTTGTTTCCTCACTCCAATGGACACCATAGTTAGGATGGTTTATACCGTTGAACCTGCCTACCAATGAGTCGGAAATTTTCTTCTTTGTTTGTTCAGACCAAACCTCACCATATGTTCCACCTAATTGTATATTGTAACCGTGGCTCGGATCGGTGGATTTATAAAGAGCAATGTATTCGCGTTCCTTTTTCTCGGCATCTTCAAAAGACAAACCTTCTTCTAAAACAGTCTGTTTAAAAGCATCCCACCCATAAATATCGATGTCAGCTCGTAGACTTTTATTTGAATAAGATTTTCCCCGCTTCCAACGTTGGGATAAGGGCATCGATGTCATTCCAATATAACGAAGACCCGTTGGACTTTCGAGCATATAAATTTTAAATTTTCTATTTTTATTAACTTTTCCTATGACAACATCCTCCTTGCACATTCAATATAATTGTCCATTAGCGCATCGATTTCATCCTTATCGTATTCACGTTTAGGTGGAATAAATTCACCATCTTTAACCAGTTTGTCCATCCAGACAGTAAATTTTGATTGAGCAAACTCATCCCGTGCAGAGCGCTGTTTCTTAGTCCACTTCATACTTTCCAAGGTGCTTTGGATCAGTTCGGAGATCTTCTTTTCATCGTTAATATTGACCTCCTTGCCCTTTGCCCGACAAGTATCAATGCGATGCGCTTCAATCTCCAATGAGAGCAGACGCTTTAGAGAAGTTCGGTCAGCGCCCTCATTTATTTCATACAGATCCATATAGACCGCATAACGTCTGCGCAGGAACTCTCGCTCCAGTGGGCTAAACATATCGATCCAGGATAAGATTTCGTTGGCATATTTGTTTTCACCATCCTCACCGGCACTGTTCTGAAAATACTGTTTATAGATATCGTCCTGCTCACCCGATAAAGCGGTTCTTCTTAAAATATCCTCACCAATCTTCTTGTAACAGGGGAGGGAGATCAATTTAAAATACTGGCTTACCGGATCTTTTATAGCGTTTCCTCTGGGAAGTACTTTTTTTCGTTCTTCAGTGCCATCAGGATTTATCACAATCTCATATTTTTCAGGGGTTTCCTTTGTTTTATTGGCCTCAGCTTTCTCAACCGCCTTTGTCCAGCATTCTTCAACAAACGGAAGCTCAGAATCTGGGTGGGCCAGCAGATAAGTCATTAAATCCTCTTTTGTCTTTATATCGTCTGGACGATTCCGGCGGTTAGCAGTTTTCTTTTTTCTTTCCGCCAATATATCACATCCTTTCTTTTGGTATTAAAAAAAGACCTTAGTGGTCTTAGTTTAGGCAATAAATTTTTGAAGCGTTCACATCAAACTGTCTTTCGTTGAACACGGCAATGGCGTATCCGGGATTTTGAGGGGTATATCCAAGCTTTCCCCCTGATGCGTAAGGCATATCTTTTGCGAGACACCCGATCTCATAGCACCATTTGTTTAAATTCGGCAGTTTTTCGATAATTTTGTGCGTATGGCCGATCATAACCGCATTAAAAACAAATCCGTTTCTGGTAAAATACTCACAGGCGTTTGATACGGTTCGGCCTGGGATTTTTGAAAAGCCACTTGGATGTGCGATAATCAAGTCATTAAGCTGCATATGCCACTGATCAATGACCTCATAGTCTAAACCAGAATAGACAGTTGTCTGACCAAGCCGATGGTCGTGTTTTTGAAAACCACCGATAATCTCCTGTAAAATATTCGAACTATGAAGCGGATTCAGACTATTATCATAGGTTGCCAGGTATTTCACGAATCGTTCTTCATGGTTACCATAAATCACATAACGCTTTACGCCAGGGGTTAAATCCTCGATAGCCTTTAAAACAGAATGCGCAATCACCATTTCATCAATCAATGGAATTTTGCCAAGCTCTTTGAATTTTGAAATACTTTCACAGTCTACACAATCACCAGCGATAACAAGTGTGTCAATCTCCTTTGCGTGTGATTTGACAATCTCCAGAATGTCATCCCGATGATAGGGAATATGTAAGTCTGACAAAATCAGACATTTTTCTTGTGTGTTATCCTTTTTGGACTTCCTAGGTTTAGACCGTTTAATAATCTTTCGAATACAATCATCCGTTACCATGATATTATACTGCCCATGGACATAGAGAGAAATCTCGTGATAAGAGAACCCAGCCTCCCCAAGTTCCAGAATCTCCTTGCGCTGTTCATCATTAAAATTCTTTTTCAATCAATCATCCTTTCATACCTCTCACTAATATTGTGAGGGAATTTGTATTTTTTGGCGTATTTTTCTCAAGATTTTATGAAAATTCTTCATATTCGTCGTTAATTTCACAAAAATTAATTTCATTTTCACGAATCATGCGTTCAGACCATTCCGTAATGACACCATCTTTTTTCGAAACGTCTATAGCATTCAACAGATATTGTCCCAGCATATCGAGAAGCTTCTCAACATTGTTCCCATGCTCGTCATTTTTACTGACCGGCAGGGAATAAGTGAAATGATCTGGATATGCAGCGATCAGTTCCTCGCACAAGGCTTTTCTTTCCTCAAGTGTGTACGAATATGGAAGAACATGTTTTTCACCATTAATATATATATAATTATCCGTCAGCTTCAGTTTCATCCCTCCTTTACATAATATGATATAGTTCTGCACGCTTGAAAAACGCATTGGCGCACCGTCCGTGACGATACATGTTCGATTTTAGCAATTGCCTTGTCGGAATAGCCGAGCATCCAATAGTAAAGACGTACACGCTGCCTGTCAGTAAGAAAAGCGTCATCAATCGCTTCTTCAAGGCAATAGATCAATAGCAGTACATCAGTATTATCGGTCTGTTCAGCGAGAGATTTGATGGTATAGAAATTATGGAAAACCCGTTTAAGGTGAGTTGGATTTTGACAATAAGAATAGAAGTCGATTACATTTGATGGCTTATAAGATAACCGATTACGCTTTTTAATAATAGTACCTCCTAAAGAAAAGTAAAATATAGAGAAGAAAAAATTAGAAATAAAAATGTATAGTAAGGAAAAGTTATGGATTCAATTTGTTTATACCATAAATTATACCACAAAAGCAACTTTATGTCAATAAAAATAAACAGAGTTGCCAAGAAAGAAGAAAAATGATTTAATCGAGAATTGACATTCTGTAAAGTATATGATATAATTTATGGTATAAAGCGACTAAAAAAACAAAGATAAGGAGTCTAAAATGAATGATTTAACAGTTGACAACAGAAATGCGGTTAAGAATGGCAATTTTTGTTATTCTGAAGATTACACGAGAACACTATCGAGCAGTACACGGAAAATGTATACGATGGAGATTATGAAGTTCTTCGATGTAGAGAGATTTGAAGAAATAACGGTAGAGCAAATTCAGGCCGTTACACCTGAGTGTGCGAACAGATGGGTTGAAGAGCTGGCTGAAGACGGAATAAAAAAATCAACAATCAACAAGAAGCTGGCCGCCATGCAAAATTTCTATAAATTCCTTTGCAGAAGAAGCGTCGGTCTTATGTCCTATAATCCATTTAGCACCGACGAGGGTTGCATAAGGTTCAAAAATACCGCTTCGCAAGCAAAAACAAGATTTCCTCTCGAAGTTGAGGATATTGAAAATATGATTGATGCGGTGCCTAAACAATGTAAGACCAAAGCCCAAGAATTAATCTATACAAGAGATAGGCTGATTCTTCAAGTTCTATTTCTTACAGGAATGCGGCGTGAAGAGCTGTGTAGACTAAAGGTTGGAGATGTACAAGGATACCAGAGCAAATATGTTGTTTATGTTATTGGCAAAGGAGAGAAGGGACGACACCTTGAAATTCCAAAGAAGACATTTGAAGGTATTAGTGAGTACCTTGAGATGCGTGGCCTTACCTTTCACAATTTTGATGAGCCATTATTCTCCAGCCATGCGAGGAATGTTTCGTCAGGAAAACTCTCAGGAGCAACAATTAACCAATTGGTTAAAAAATATGCAGAATTAGCTGGGATAGACCCTGACAGGGTTTCGCCGCATGTATTCAGACATACATTTTGTACAGAGAGTCTCAGAATCCCTGGCATCACCGAAACTGATGTCCAAGATTTAATGGGACATGCAGACATTAGAACATTACGAATTTATGACCATATTGATCGAACCATTGAGCATTCCACAGCGGAAATTTTGGCTGAAAAAATTCATATAGGTAAGTCAAAATAAAAAATCGCATGAAATGACGCATATTCGAGTTTAATTCAGCAAACCCTAATAAGGTTACCTAAAAAATGATTTCTCGTCAATTAGATACCATTTTGCTCGAAAAACGACCATTTCGAATGTATGTTTGATGTGCGTTTTCAGGAGTTGCAAGAATTACATAGCAAAATAACGCTATTTATGGAGTGGAGAATAGAGCAGAGATCAATTGAGAATATCCAGACAAAAATGACCAAATCAAGGAGATACTTTAGCACATTACATCATTATGGGTAAGCCTTATACCCCTTATTATTATATATTAATATATTAATTAATTATATATATATTTATATATTCACTACGTTCATATATAAATATTTTAGTGGTGTTAAAAATTTAGGGTAATTCATGGAAATATAATTAAAAACAATAATCCTGTTATATGAGTCCTGGTATAAAGACATTATTCACTGCGTTCATAATGTCTTACTCGCTTTGTTTTCCTGTCGGAAAAGGCAAAGCTCATAATATAGGCCGACAAGAGAATAATTAGTGTCCAGATAATGATACGAACTCTTAACGTAAGATCACCTTCGTGTGGTCTTTTTTTATTGCCTGGAATAGAATAATCAAATCAATGAACAGGAACAACAGAAAAGGCCAACTGGAGAAATAACGTACAAGGATTGTTTGAATTAGTCAAAATATGAAAAGAGTAACGATTAAGTAGGTTTAAGCAAAAAATACTATTATAAGATGAAGTTTTGAAAGAAGAGTATCAGATTAGGTTAAATCAGGTCTGGAATGAAAGATAATTTAGGAGAAAAGCAATACAATAAAAGTTAACTAAGAGCAGAAATTAAGGGCCAAAAATTTTTTGACGAAAGCTTTGAAAGCCAGTAAAAATATAGGTTGTAGTGTAAGGTACCCCCGGCCTGGAAAAGAAAGAAAACAATGTTTCATTTTAGTAAACACCTCTGGTAAATCTATAGACAATATTTATACTTTACAGAAGTACTGTTCTATCAATGGTAAAATGAAATTTAACGCATTTGATTATATTTATAAATAAAATTATGTTAAAAGAGAGATTAATTTATTTATTGAATACATATAATAATATTCAATATTATATGTATTAATGTAATTACATAATGACAAATAAAGTTGTCAAAATCAATATATTACAAATGTAATATATAATTACATATGTCACATGCTATTACACATGTAATACTTGAATAATATTTAATACATATATATTTAATGTGTCATAAAATCCTTAAGTATAACAAATGAGTATAAACGTTATTAATTAACTTGATATATATAATATATTACAATTACTTATTGTTGGAATATGACTAATTGCTTTATTAAATTGCATTATTCACTATATTAATAGTAATTATGATATTCTTAATATATTTACATATAAGAATATACAATAATACACATATCATAATACATTAAATATAATTAACAATCATATATACTTCACATAACTAAAGCAACCTTTTCTGATCTAAAATTAAAAGCCTTATATCGCTTATTAAAGGCATATAAGGAAGGCTTTATAATAACCGAACATTAGCGAACGTTTTCTTAAATTGCTGAAAACCGCATAGATAGGGGATTTAAAAGATAAATAAAAAAATAGAAAATAACGTGTTGACATAATGGTTTTTTACGTGCTACAATATAGACACCGAAAGGGACAAGCCCTTGAGAGTGGACAAGCGGGTCCGATGTACAAAAGCCAACGCCAAAAAAAGGCGGTGAAAATTTCTTGACAAAACAAGTAAAAATTATCGGTTAAAGTTTTCCACATTTCTTAGAAAAAATGTGAGATAGGAAAACCTATTGTGTAATACAGGTTTTAAAAGTGAAGCCCTGTATTAACCCCAAAGCAGTAAACAGCTTTAACTTTGTATTATGGATAACCAGTACAAAGGCTTAAATAGGACACCTTGAAAAAGGCGGTATTTGACAAATGAATATCTGTATATTGGACGGATTGACAACCCGGAAAATATGACAGACAGGGTATTAAGCTAGTATCCTGAATAAAGCACAAAAGTGCAAAGGCCGTTTATACCAACGTAAAAAGGTACACAAAACAAAAGTTAATCCCATTGTGTAGAGGATTTAAAGAATAGTACACAATGTTTTACCAGTTTTCAAGGCTGGATTCCAAAAACTGGACACCAAAGGGCATTTTTAAAAGTGTTTTTTGGTGTAGGGAAATAACATATTTTTTTACAAAGTTTAAAAGTAACGTGTTGACATTAGAGTTTTTGTCTTTTGGAAAGCAGACAATAAAGAACTTTATCCGGGTGCAAGGTCTAGTATTCAAAAATCCCCCTGATACTCAAACTATCGAGAGGGGGTGAGAAAATGCTGGATAAGGTTTTAAACTTGTTGGATAGACTTTTAAAGTTTTTGACAACAAAAAAACGACCTATGATCGCTATTCACATTAGCATTAAGGTCGTTATAATCCGCAAGCGATAAGCTAAAATCCTTGCACCTTTATTATACCACGTTTGATAAAAAATGCAATATAGAAAGTTGAGGACAACAAAATGAAATGGGAGCTAATACATGAATGGAGTCCCGATGATGTAGACCCGACATGCTGGGCTATAGAAATTAACAGTGCAGAATACGGGGATTATATTTGGATAACAGAAATGCCAAAAGGCTATGTGGTTGAATACCGTGAAGGAGATTCTTGTATAGAAATTATTGCTTTTAAGACGCTTCCAGATGCTCAAGAATGGGTTGGGCATTGGCTGTTTTAAAACAAGGGAGAAACCACAATGAAAAAAGAACGATTAACGAAAATCGAAAAAGAGCAAATTAAAGAATATGCAATTGCACATTCAAACGCGGCATGTGAGTACGCAATTCATGAGAGTTTAGAGCGTGACGAATGTTTTTATTGGCTGGAATATGTTAGAGCTAATGAAAAGCTATTTAGATATATTGATTCATTATAAAAGGAGAGTAACAAAAATGGATGAAAACAGGATGCAGTTTATTTTAAACAAGCTAGAAGAATTTGAATTTACTCTTGATCTGTTGGAGGCGGATATAAAAAGTGTAGGCAAGGTAACACTTGCTGGTTCCCTTATAGAGGCAAGCAGCATAAACGGGTATGCACTTGCCCTTACAGCGGAAACATACTTATACATAAAACAAAGGGTTCCGTTTTTAGAAGACATTAATGGTCGTATTACAGAAGTTGAAATACGTTCTAGACGCTTATGCGGGGCTTTGGCATCGGGGTTAATAGCATGTTAACGTTTGCACAAGGTTTTATTTCTGGTATAGCGGCATTGTATGCGGTATGGCTATTTAAAGAAGCCTACAAATAAAAAGAAGCCTCTAACGATTGCGGCGGTAGAGGCTGAGTGTAACGGCACGGCCAAAACAAGAAAAAAGGCCATATGTTACAAGAAAATAATAACATATGGCCTCTAAAAAGGAAAGAGGTTAATAAAAAATGAAGAGAGAAAAAATAAGAGAACAAGAAAACTGGATTTTAGAGCGTGAAGAAAAATATCGGTATATGCTGTTATCTCGTATGCAAATGGATTGCGAATATTTTCTAGGGTATGGGAATAGATATGAAGGCCACTTATGGGCCTTAAAAGTAGAGGATCAGATTCATTACATGCGATTTATATTAAATTCATTCAGTGATGATGAAAAACCGGACTGGATAACAGCGGAACAGATAGATCAATTTGAGAAAGAGATGTTAGCAGGTGAGAGAATACGGGACACCTTTTACCATAATCGAGGCGATGAGGCTTGCTATAAGGACTGTTTCGGCTATTTGGGTTATATGACCGCAGATAGCGTTAAAAAAATAAAAGAGAAAAAAGAGGCTTATGAAAAAGAGCTAGGCACTGAATATGACCTGTATAACAGCGATAACCAGTATAAAGAAGGCTATATTGAATCGGCCGAAAGGTTGATCACGTATTATAAAGAATGCACTTCAGAGGAGGCGTAAAAATGAAGTCATATTTACAACATGCTGGATACCTTGAAATCAAGAATTTTATCGGTAAACAACACGATTGGCGGGGTTATATCTGGTATCCAGAAATTGTGACAAAAACAGATGATTCATTGGTAATCTGTTTGAATACCGATGAATATTCCCATAATTTTGAAGATTCATTATATGTACTCTATGAAGCCTTAATGGAAAAAGATGTTTATCTTGAGTCTGAATCCGGTAGAGATTGGCTAATTGACTACAATAGAGGTCAACTTGTTTATGGGTTTATAACCTATTGTGATCCTATGAGGGAATTATGGGAAATGCTAATAGACGAAGGTGGATTTATATCATTTGAATATTGGACTAAAGAAGAAAGTGAAGAAATTATTGATGGTTTGAAATATGAATAAGTGTCAATTTTCCGGTATTCCAAAGAGTGCCGGAACATGGGCATTTACCCCAAAAGCGACTAAGAAAGAAGGAAGTGTGATGGATTTTATAACTGGATTCATGTTTTGTCTTGGTGTTGAATATTTAGTTTGGATTGTTAGAGAAATTAATAAATGTGAGGTGGAGAAATGATTGAATTAAGAGGATATTTAACGAATCTCGAAAAATATAACGAGGGTGAATTGATAGGAGAATGGGTAACATTCCCAATTGACGAGGACGAACAAGACGAGATTTTTAAGAGAATAGGCATAAAGAATGAATATGGAGAATATTTCCTTGAATATTTCTTTACTGATTATGAATGTGATGTTCCCAGTGTATGTGATGATCTGGCGGAGTATTCCAGTATTGATAATTTTAATGACTTAGCTGAAGCTTTAGAAAGTGTTGATGATGAGGACTTGTTAGCGGCTGCTATAGAACTCGGCGGGTATGATGTCATGGATATTATAGAAAACATCGACGATTACTCGTTACGTACAGATATAAATAACGATTATGACTTAGGTTATGAGTATATAGTTGAAGGCTGTGCTTTGGATACTCCAGATTATCTTGAAAATTACATTGATTATGAGGCGTTTGGGCGTGACTTAAGAATGGACTTATACGGTGCTTTTACGGACTGGGGATGGGTGGAAAGAGTAGGATAAGGAGATCAAGTCATGATAACAATAGAAGTATCAAAATATAACGTGGATGTATATGATACCGATTTTGAGCGGAATGGATACAAATACTATGCAATAAGAATAACTGAGTTTAACGGGAATGACAAAGAAATAGGCAATAACCTAGTCTATGTGATAGATTTTCCCAATAATGACACCATTGAAAAAATCAAACGTTACTGCGTTGATATTGATAATATTGATTATTTAATGTTACTGCCTAAAAATACAACAATAAAGTTAGTAGATCGAATATACGCAAAAATTGTTTATTAATGCGTTTTAGATGAGGGCTTTGCGGAGCCTTCTCTAAAGGGTATTGTCCTAAATTAAGGAAAGAAGGGGAAGGTAATGAAATTTCAAACGAATACTGACATATTGAAGTTACTAGATGCTGGATTGTATGAAAGTTATTTAGGTAGAATCGTATATGGTGAAGATAAACTTGAAAAGGTTGAGCAAAATCTAAAGGTAGTCGAAAATGAAGCATTAAGACTTTTAAATGAGTTATTTCTAGAATTACCGTTTAAAGCCGTTTTAAGTAATCCACAATATTGGCATCCTAAATTCTACAACTATGAAACTGACTGTATTTTGTTCGATATAGAAGTGGACGAAAATTTCCTCGACAAGTATGTGAGCGAAAGACTGGATTATCGGTTTTATAACTTTATTTTTCAACATTACTGTTCATATGATGGATTTCTTAGTTTTTATCCATATACCAAAGAAGAATTCCATAATGTTTTTAAAAGCGAACATAAGTATAAATGCGTCAATCAAGTTATTACTTACTACATTGCCTGTGAAGTTTGGGAGAGTAAAGATATTACGGCAGCGTATCAGTTTGACAATCTGCAATGGGATTTCATAGAAAATGTGTATGAAAAAATAGAATTCATTTAGGAGGTCAAATCATGAAAGAAGCAGTAGAAAGAACAATTAAAGTGCCTGTTTTATGGATGATGTATGGAGAAATAGAGCTGGACATTCAAGTTGATGAAAATGCAGATGAAGAGGAGATTTTAGACAAAGTTTTCAATGAGTTTTATGATCATTATAAGGATATTCCTTTGCCTGAAGGTTATTATTTAGAGGATTCTTTCGAACTAAACATAGATGAAGAGAATGCTGACTTTTTAGAATTTTATAACAAATAAAATAGCCGCCAATAAGGAGCACCGGCGGCCAACAAATCACTGAACGAACAATACAAAAGCGACTAAGTAAGGAGTCAGTGACCTGTAAACCTATTATAACAGGCCGCTTTGATAAAAACAAGGAGAGAAAAAAATGGAATGTGCATTAATTGAAAGATATATTGAAGATGGATATAACCCCTGTGGACTTGACGGTGAGCCTGTGCCAATGATTTTCAACAAATTGGCCTATCCTGGAGAAATTCAGGAGGTTGTTACAGATGAGGTTGTGATTTTTGATAAACAAGACTACCTGGAAGTCCAGAAACGGTGTGAAACGGAAGATGTTTTAGATTTAATGAAAGAATTCGGGGAGTTATTTTATGAGTACGACGATTTGTTTTTAGACAATGTAAATCAAGATGATGTGATTTTTTACATAGGAGAATGGGCTGATCCAATATCTGATATTGTCACGAATGACTTCATAGCAAAAGAAGATTTGAATACACATGATTACCTTAGATATTGGAGTGATGGTCATTGGGAAACACAATGGATTGAGGGCAGGACCGATCTTGAAGTTGAAACAGATTATTTTAATCTGGATCGCTGGAACGGCAGTAATAAGGAGTTTCATAGTGTTGGACATCATGCGCGAGTATATCGGATTCAAACAATTGACGGTGAACCTGTTAAAAATAAGTACCTCGTAGAACTTTGGAGCCAATGGCAAGGGGAAGAACTGAGCGATGGCTGTATTATGAATGAAGAAGAACTGCACCAATACTTTACAATAAATTTTAGAGACTATGAGCAAGAATGGCAGGAATTTTTAGAATTTGATTGCCAGGGGGAAGTTTGATGTTGGTTGCAATTGTAATAGTGATTATTTGCTTAATACTGTTGGGAGGATAAATAAATGATTAAATGTAAGGATACGGCTTGTGCCTTTAATACATCTGGTGGAACCATGTGTTGTATTGAATGTGATCTTAGAGAGAATTGTACAAGTTTTTGTGGGGTTGCTGAAGAAGATGAATGGCAAAATTGTGAGTATGCAATAGATATTGATAAAATTCAGTATGATTAAATAATAGCTGCCCTATCGGCTATACGGGGATGCCTAACAATATGACCAAATTGTAGAGTTCAAATTAGGAGGTGGTTAAATTGGTCTAATAGGCAATTCCATATTGTTTACCTCTTAGCCGGGGAAACCCGGTTTTAACATCGGTTAGCTCAAGGCCGGTAGAGCAGACTGTAAAGTCAAGATAATGGTTCAAATCCATTACCGATGATCATTATGCCCGGTGTACTTACCATCCCGAAAATCTGGGAGTTGATATCAAGGGCAAAATAATTGTGTTAAGAGAACTTTTATACTGTGCACAGGTAAAAGTCATGCGAACCTACACTGCATTAGGCTGTAAGGAGATAAGGCATATAGCACGCAGTTTGATCACCTGCAAAATTTTGGATATAAGTCAGATGCGATCCAGAAAATAGAGCACTTAACACAATTATATTCATTATGGCAACTTGGAGACTTAACTCAGCGGTTAGAGTGGGGAGCTTATATCTCTCTGGTCGGGGGTTCAAATCCCTCAGTCTCTACCATGGCGATGATAGGTCTATTCATTCGGTTCGAGTCCGAACATCGCCGCAATCTGAGAACAAGCTGTTTAGTCAAGGAAAGAGCTTGGGAGATTCCACTGGTTTGTGCATTGTACCAAAACTTGACTAGGGAAACCGAAAGAAAAATGCACCTTTCTTTCAAACCTGTTCGGCGGTCAGGACAAAACCGCCAAAACTAAACATAGGAGACAATAATGTTAGAGATCAAAGGCAAATACAACACTGCCAAAATATTTACAGAAAATATTGAAGATGAAGCTAAAAAACAGATAATGACTTTATGCGATCAAAAGTTCACTCAAGATTCTAAAATTAGAATTATGCCAGATGTTCATGCAGGGGCGGGTTGCACCATAGGGACAACGATGACCATTAAAGACAAAGTTGTTCCAAATCTTGTTGGAGTCGATATAGGCTGTGGGATGGAAGTAGTGCAGCTACTCAATAAAGAAATTGATTTTAAGAAACTTGACAATGTTATTAGAGAGAACATACCCTTTGGTTTTCACGTAAGAACGAAGGCGTTAGAAGGCGCAATGATGATGAGGAAATCCATTAACGAACTAAAATGTGTGGATGAAGCAAATTTAAACGTTGATAGGGCTTTACAAAGCATTGGGACACTAGGTGGAGGAAATCACTTTATCGAGATTGACCAGGACGATGAAGGAATTCTATATTTAGTAATCCATTCAGGCAGTAGACATCTTGGGGTAGAAGTAGCAAAGTATTATCAGAATTTAGCATATCGTTTATTGGATAATACCAGAGTTAAAAAACAAGAAATCATTAATGCTGCAATCGCAGAAGGATGTGAACAAGAGATTGAAAAACGTCTCAAAGTGTTTCAATCCTCATATGAGCGGATGCCGAAAGAATTATCATATCTTGAGAATCAATCTTACCTAGATTATTTGATGGATATGATAATTGTACAGAAATATGCCGACATAAACAGAAAAATGATTTCGGAACAGATTATCAAGAAAATGGATTTGGAAGTTCAAGAAAGTTTTTCTACCATTCACAATTATATTGACATAGATATGATGATTCTGCGCAAGGGAGCCGTATCAGCAAAAAAGGGAGAAAAGCTTCTTATCCCAATGAACATGCGCGATGGCAGTTTGATATGTATTGGAAAGGGCAATCCAGAATGGAATTTCTCAGCACCGCATGGAGCTGGGCGGTTATTTTCAAGAAGTCAGGCGAAAAGGCGATTTTCAGTGGAAGTGTTTAAAGAAGAAATGTCAAATGTATACTCTACAACTGTTTCTGAGATGACACTTGATGAAAGCCCAATGGCCTACAAACCAATGGAGGAAATCATAAAAAATATAAAAGAAACTGCGGATGTCAAAAAAGTTATTAAGCCGGTATACAATTTTAAGGCAGATTAAGGCATTTTATTGCCTTAAGGGGGTATCGCCAAGTCGGTAAGGCACAGGATTTTGATTCCTGAATACACCGGTTCGATTCCGGTTACCCCTTCCAATTTTATAGGTGTAGTTCAAGCGGCAGAACAACAGTCTCCAAAACTGTAAGATGTAGGTTCAAATCCTACTACCTATGCCAATATTTACAAGGAGAAAGGGATGATGGACACTACAGATAAATTAATAATGCTCGATGACCAACTTTCGGACTGTGAAAGGTATAGTCCAGAGTGGTACGAAATTGAAGCTTTGGTAAATGATGCGTATATAGAATTGCTTGGAGGTGATTAAATAGAAGATGACAATTTCAGAATATATAGACGAACACAATCAATACGATGTGTTCATGTTGGTTGATCAAAACCTGGAGGTGAAATTTTACGTTTATGTAGGGTGTGATGGAGATACAAGTATCGAGAAACTGGTAAATTATTTTAAAGAAAATATTGAATTAGATCACGCTGAAGACGATGAAATCTTTATTGATTTTGAAAGCTATGTGTCTGAGAATAAAAGTCACCTTTTGCGGATTCGTGCTCAAGAAAGAGAGTCCGATCAAAAATATGCAAAAGGTATTGCGGAAATTATAGAATCCGCAATGACAGGTTATGTCTCAGAACAAACAGCGAAAAAAGTATTAATCATTTTAGAAACGGAGGAAGAAGAATAAGTGCTACTTAAGAAAAAATATTTGAAAGAGAATGTTGCGGTATGGTGTGATACAAAAGAACAGGCAAAAGTCTTGTTAGCCGAATTAGAAAAATTGGATTATGAGTGGACAACTGGTGATAAACCAACTGGTCATACCAATTTCGTTGAAGAAGGAATACGGTATTTTATTAAGACAAACAAAGACCTGACTTATTGCAACAGAAAAGATTTCCGGTCTGACGATACAGATGCATACATTGGCTTCATGGAAATTATAAAGTCAATTACCAAAAAAGAGAGAGGGATTCTTGAAAAAGCCCGATCAGATGGATATGCCTTTATTTCGAGAGACAAGTTAGATTTATTGTATTTATCAGACAGAAAACCAGAAAAACGATCTGAAGTATGGTTTTGTGATTTTCCTGCAAATTGGAAGAAGTTGAGCACAAATTTATTTAAAATGGTCAAATGGGAGGATTATAAACCCAAAAAGGTAAGTGAATTATTACAATACTATACAGAACCAGAAGCGGTGATTTTTGAAGTTGGAGACTATGTTGAAAGCACTATTCATGGAAAAACTGAAAGAGGGACAATTGTTAAAACTGGAGATAAAATTTTTCTCGTCAATTTTGGTCCGAAGTTTAGTGGACATAGTGGAAGCCTCGATGGTACTTTTTACGTGGACACCTTATGGAACTGCCCTAAAGAAGACCTGAAATTGATTAGCAAAAATAGATCACCTAAAAATGGCGATACTGTGTTTTGCGTCAATAGCGAAGCAGCTGAATGTAATTATAGTGACGGTCTTAAGTATAGCAAAGTAATTGAAAAAGGCAGAAACTCTTGTTATGATATGGAAATTGAAATATTAGACCATAAAGATGGTGATTTTATTAAACAAAATGATGTTGTCAAATCAGAAGGATTTGTAGTAATGCAAGGGATGACAGAAGATGATATAAGACCAGTCGTTGCTCTTGAGCCTGGCGATCTGGTAACTGGCAATGATCGAAATAGTTATGGTTATACTACAAAGGGAGAGTTAATGGAAGTCATGGAGGTTGACAGTAGTTTATCTTGTGACTTAAAGGTCAAAATGATCTCTGGAACAACATCAGGACAATTATTTCCGGTTGAATCAAAGTATTTTACAAAAGTGGATCCAGAGAAAATTAAGGTAGCTGCATGACAAAAAATGATGAAATAACTGAATTGAACAATCTGCTTCAACCATTAGTTCCCTGGATTGAAAAATATCTGCACCCATATAAGTATATTGTGATTAGTAAAGATAGTGTGCGTGTTATATCAGATGATTATGGTATGACGTTGGAAGAGTAGGTGATTAAAATAAAAACAGAAAGCCACACCCCTGATATTTTTGCTGAAACAATTATCGATATACAAAACAGATTAGTCAGACTTGAGAGAATAGAGCTTACTAATAAATTTTACCTAGAAACGCTTTTAGGGATTGAATATGAGACTAATGATAATAGCGGCGATGGAACAGATAGTGCCGATAGAAGTAAGAACTAATATGGCAATATTAATTTTTCGATCTTTCTTTGACGAGGATTTTATTTCATTAATAGAAACAATTAGTTCCTCTTGCTTTGAATTGAGATCGTCAACTTGTCTTTTGTAAACAGTCTTGTCGTAAGGGATGGTTTCAAATTCAAGATATTTCTTGTCAATTTTAGGAGAGGGGATTGTATTCATAATGGTATTCCTTTAGTTTTTACTATTATTATAACATATTTTAAGAAAGTAGGTGATTAAAAACAAATGAGAAAAAATACGATTGGAAAATTAGAAGGTTACAAAGATGTCATTAAAGCGAAAGATCTTAAAGATATTCTAGATATAAATTTAGGTAAGGTTTATCAGTTATTAAATTCTGGAGAGATCAAAGCAAAGAAAGATGACACGGGTTATTGGATTATACGCAAACAATCTGTGGCAGAATATTTAGACAGGATTGAAGAAACAACGAATACAAACATAAACAGCTCTGATTTAATCAATATTCGAGATCGACAAGGTCAAATGGTTGTCAGCAGCCGGGAGGTGGCACAGAATTTTGGAAAACGTCATGATCATATTTTAAGAGACGTTAAAAATATGATGAAAAATGACTCACCCCAAAATTGGGGACAGTATTTCATTACATCAGAATATAAAGATTTAAGCGGGAAGTCCAATAGAGAGTACCTTTGTACCCGGGACGGTTTCACATTATTAGCAATGGGATTTACCGGGCAGAAAGCTATCGAGTGGAAGATCAAATACATCGACGCATTCAATAAGATGGAGCAAACTATCAATGAACAAGGGATTGTGCTGCCAAAAGATTTTTCTTCAGCATGTCGGATGTTAGCTGATCAATTTGAAGAAAACCAACGATTAAACGAACAAGTTCTGGAAATGAAACCGAAAACAGAATACCTAGACACACTGCTAAAAACCGATAATCTTTTAACGGTGACAACCATTGCCAAAGCCTATGGTATGTCCGCAGAAGCATTTAATCAACTCTTACATAGTCTTGGTATCCAATGGAGATATAAAGGCAGAAATCAAAAGTGGCATCTTTACCAGGAATATACGAATGAAGGTTATGCTTATGAACAATGGTATATTGATCCTGAGACAAATGATAAACATTATAGCGGTTTAAAATGGACAAACAAAGGCGTTAAATTCTTATACGAGCTATTAAATGAGAATGGTATTCAGCCATTAGTTGAGATGAAACCAGAATTTGGATTGGTATCATAGAAAGGAGAACGACAATGGATGTGATCAACCAAACTCTATTTTAATACCATCAATCTCGATATCATCATAAAACGATGTACTATAATATTCTTTTTTTAATTTTTCAAAACAAAACTGAACACGTTTATCACGGTGTGGGTTATTATGGTTTTTACATTCTATTTCAAACATTTTGAAGGCAAAAAATAAATACTTAGATTCAAGTTCTTCAAGTTGAGTGATATTTGACAACTTCATAGATTTAATAGTTTTGAGTTTTAATAGCATATTGTCGATGGAATCAAGATACTCGTAAATATTTTTTGAATCAAGTAATATTGACCAACGTGCACTACTAGCATCGCTCATTGCCCCAAAGAATAAATCTGCCATTAGTTTTGAAAAATCATTATAATCCAATGTTTAAGCTCCTTTAGAAAAAAGTTAATACATTATTTTATATTAATTATACAACAAAGAATAATAAACAACAATATTAAAAAGGTAGGTAGTAAAAATTAATGAATTAAAAATATTTGAAAAAGAAGAATTCGGTCAAGTAAGATGTATGGAAATTGACAGTGAACCTTGGTTTGTTGGTAAAGATGTGGCAGAAGCGCTTGGCTACGAAAAGCCGACAGACAGCGTTAGAAAACGAGTTGATGAGGAAGATAGAGGTATCTCCAAAATGGAGACCCCTTCGGGCATTCAAAATATGACGATCATCAATGAATCCGGTCTTTATAGTCTAATCCTGTCCAGCAAGCTCCCATCAGCCAAACAATTCAAACGCTGGGTGACAAGCGAAGTACTCCCAGAACTTAGAAAAACAGGGGGCTATAGTATTCAGAACTTAACAGGACTTTCACCAGAGACAGTAGCATTAATGAAAGCAACTGAAGCGCTCGTGATGATTGAAAAAAAGCAAAATGAGCTGGAATCGAAAGTCGACAATACCAACCAAAGAATTGATAGTATCTCAGACCTCATTGTATTGAGTCCAAAGAACTGGAGAATCGAAAGTGAAAAGATTATTATGATGATTGCAGAAGCAAGAGGTGGAACACAATACATTGCTGTGACAAGAAAAGAGATTTACAATGCAATGGACCAAAGGTTAGGGAAAAGACTTTTTGACAGATTGAAACGTCGTCGCAGAAGAATGAGAATAAATGGAGCAACAGAAACAGCTATCAAGAGACTAAGCATTCTCGACATTATTGAAACATCCGATGATAGTAAAACCCTGATTGAAGGTTATCTTTTCATCCTTAAAGAAACTGCAATTAAATATGGGGTCGATAAAGTTATTATTGAAAATAAACCAGGATTAACTTTGGTTTCATAGAGAGGAGAATTCCAATGGAGAATAAAACTTAACAGCAAGTTCAGTGATCGCATTATGCTTGACCTGAATTGCAACATGTTATATAATGTAGTATAATAATAGTTTCATGAGAGGTTGAGATATGAAGAAAAGTGATTGCAAAACTTGGAATGAATACATAAAAGATTTTTCTGAAAATATAGATGTCAAAGCGACAACTATAGGAGGTTATGTTCGAGGAATAAAGGATTTCGCGAAATACTATTATAACGTATCTTTATTTGATGAAATAATGGATCAACCGTTTAAAATGTTCACACGAAACGATTTTATTAAAGCACGTGAGCATATGATAGAGGAAGATCTTTCTGCATCCAAAATTAATAGTGCGCATTCTGCACTAACAAAGTTTGGTGAGTATCTACAAAAATATGGTTATGAATCGCCAAACCTTCAAGGTTTACGCTATTCAAAAGTAGAAGTAGAAGAAAAAGAAGATCAATATTTTCATATAACTGAAATTTATGATATTGCCAATTCTGCGGAGAAGGCACTTGACAATGCGTGTATTCGTATGTGTTTTGAAGGTGCATTAGAAAGAAGATATTTATGCAAAATAAAAGAAACTGATTTTGATTTTAATAAAAAGATGCTACGAGTTTATAATTATGATACAAAGTCAATTGAGAGGTACTGTTATTTTTCTGATGAAACAATGGATATAATTCTAAAAGCTTTCTCGGATATGCATCAATTAATGGATAGAATTAATGAAAATAAATTAAAAGCCAATCAAGAAGTAACCAGAATACAGCCCTTTTTATTTCAAACAGATAGCGTAATTGAACCAGAATATAGTTCTGTAAATCGATCTATTAAAAGAACTGCCGAAAAATATTGTGATAAATTAGGTTTAAATAAAGAGAAACGTAAAGAAATGATAAGTCGTATCACTGCATCTAATATTATTGCGAGCAGAAGGATATATTTGTTTTCATTGTGCTCTGATGTCTATAAAGTCATGGCTGAAACGGGAGGAACGAACTATAGAACAGTATCGAGATATAAGAAATATGCTCCAGTGTACTATCCAGAGACGTTAATTGTACGATGAAAATTCCGCAGGAATCGAACATATGTTTTTGTAAAACAAAATAAATGTTCTTGACTTACCTTTATGGAAGGAGTATAATACTATTATAAAAGAAAACACACGTTCTTTATGGGCTTGTTTACAAAACGGGGGAGGTGAGAGCCTTGAATTTAGATGATTATATTGTAGAAAATCTGGAGTCAACGATGTGCTTGTTAGATGATCTGCAAAAATCTGGAGAAATAACTTTAAAAGGCTGTCTAAGAGTAATGAGATGTTTAATGGATTTTGAAACAGAGGGATTAGAAGAAGAGGCTCTCGTTTTTCAAATGATTAATAATTTTGATGTGAATCAAGTATTAACAAATTAGAAGGAGGACAATATTTGGCAAAGAAAAATGAAAACAGTAAAGTGATGATTTGTGGTGAAGTAACAAATTTATCGGTGGTGGAATTTGAGAATGGTGGATGTGCATTAGATTTTGCAATTATGGATACCCAGAGAGGCAATTTGTGTAATTGTAAAATGTTTTTTCAGAAAGGGTGGAAAGCCTATTATGGAAAGAACACCTATGAGCCTAAGAAACTCAAACAGATTTTTATGAATCAGAATGGGGAAAGTCGAGGGGTTAAGGTGCTCGGAAGAGGTACTGTATATGAGGATAAATATACCGATAAACAAACCGGCGATATTAAAAAAGTTAATAGAATTTTGCTCACATATATTCGCCCACTTCCAAACAATCTTGAAGAACGCATTATATTCGACTTAAAAGGCATTATCGAAAAAGTTAACTATAATGATGATGACACACGAATCGACTTGCGTGTTGGCTTTATTGATAAACAGTGGGATAAAGATCTTCAGGCAGAAAAGAATATTATTCGTCATTTGAATATTTTTGCGACGGATAGCGTTTTAAATGAACTAAATGAATTGGAAGTTGACGATGACCAGTATATTGAAGTAAAAGGATTTATTCTAAATATGCGCCCAAAAGAGGTTGATATTTTTGACGATCCATTTGATTCAATCGGACAGCGTGGATTAAAAATTGAGAAGCTCGTAAAATTAGAAGAAGATAATGAATACCTAGAAAAGTATGAAGATGTTAAGTCAGGAAAGTCATTAAAAACTCACGAAGATGATGATAATTTAGATGATATTGGTTTTTAATTTTTTTTACATTGTTTAAAGATAACGTGTTGAATATTATGTTTTAAGGAGGAATGTCAAAACCAATGCAATATTTTAACACTATACAAAAAGGAAGGGAAAATGGAAGAAAACAACGTACTTGAAGAAATCGAAATAACAGAAGATAACGAATTAGAAAAACTTGAAGAATTAGCAATGCCTTTATTTAAATATGTGTACGAGCATTATTATCCATACGGAGGCATTGTTGTTGACTGTGAAGGAATTCATGGATTTAACACACGTCTTTGTATTCCACGAAATAAAATAGCAAAAGAGCAGCCAGATTTAGCTGCTCAGATTGAGGATGAATTTTTCGATCCATTTGAAATGGCAAGAAATTATGGATTTAAGCAATGCGAGTCTCATTAAAACGTCCTGCAAACACTTGGTGGAAATATTCACCTTGTGAAGGTGCGAGCATAAACGCATCATATAAAGATTGCGGAACTTCAGAGTATTGATATTCATAATGGTTATGAAAGCGAACAACCATCACTCCGTTTTCATAACCGACAGCAGAAACATTAGATGAAAATACCGATTGCATAAACATGATATTAAACCCCCACTATAATAAAGTTATAAGGGGATTATATCATGTTTGGGATTTTAAAGATACTATAAGGAGGAATATATTTGAAAATAACACTAGAAGGTTCACAAGAAGAAATTGCGGCCATCATCCAGAAAGTACAATGGCCGTTTGGAATAGAAGAAGGCAATGACGACGAAAATGAATTGCCTAATGTTCGCATTAACCTGAAAGGGCTAAATATTGAACGATTCACAGATGAGTATGACAGTGTTTACCTGGCAAAAGAAAAAAGACCAGAAGAGTACTGTGGAAGCACCTTTTAGTTATCATGTTTTGTGATAATGATATTTCCACATTTTTCACACTCATAAAGTTCAACAACAAAACCATTTTGTGTGTAAGCATTATCATTTGCTGGGTCATAAGCTGGGATTTTGAACAGATCCGTGCCACGTGTATTAGTCAGTCGTTTCAGGTCTTTTGATCCACAAGATGTACATTTAAGCATCTTATTCACCTCTTTATAGTATTTTATATAAAGAGTATACCACAATAACTATTAAAAGTAAAAACAAGGAGGAATACATTTGGCAAAGAAAAAAGAATTAGTTGATTTATTTAATTTAGCAAAACAAACGGTGGATGGTGACATTTCGCATTATCTATTCACAATCACAGGTAATTATGGTGCAGGAAAAAGCAGTTTTGCAAATGAACTGTTCAACCGAGTAGGAAATGCTGTGATCTTTGGGTTTGAAGATCGTTTTAAAGGGATTAACGGTGCAAGACCCATCCTTATCCGATCATGGAAAGAACTCTTGGATTATAAAAAAATGCTGCGTAAAGGTATTAGAGAAAATAATGGTGAGAATCCATTCCCATTTAACACAATCATTATTGATCCAATGGGCAAAGCAGCTGAGATGTGTGAAAAGTATGTTTGTGAAGAGAACGAATGGGATTCACTCGGAGATGCTGGATTTGGGAAGGGATATAATGAGTTTTTCAAGGAATTCAATACGATGCTTGATGATCTGACTACAATGGGATTTACGATTCAAAAAGTTGCCCATAATCGACTGGATACCATCACACCACAAGGTGCAGCAGAAGGGTATCAGGTTTATGTACCAGATGTTCCTAAAAAACTGAAGTATATTGCGCAGGGAGAACCGGATTTCGTGTTTTATTTGGATGTTGTCAGAAATGTCGATGAAGAAACCAGAACAAATAAACCCGTTCGTCGATTGTATCTTCAAAACTATGCAGATTTTGAGCTGAAATCTACACTTAAAGGCCTTCCAGATTACATTGAATTTGAAACAGTCGAAGAAGGTGTGGATAAGTTTATTGAAGCTTTTGATAAGGCGGTAGCGGTGACTCGTGGTGAAGATTGGAGGGAAGAAGAGCAGGAAAAGCGAACTGAACCAGCAGAATCGGCTAAACCAGATCCCGTAGAAGAAACAGAAAAGTTTGAAGACGATACTTCAGTTGATGTTGATATGGACGCACTCAGAGAACAGGCTGTTGATGTTCGCACAAACCTTTTGGAAGAACTTGAGAGGGAAGAAGTTATTGAGATCCTGAAACAGTATTTAGGAACGCCTAAAATTAATGAAGTGCAAGAACCTGATAAGTTGACTGCTTTTATTAAAGACTATGAGGCGGCATAAAGGAGGAAAGGATGGAATACTGTAGTGTATGCGGCAAAAGAGTATCAGTAGGTAAAAATAACTGCATCCAAAACGACAATGGGAGTTATCGACATAAAAAATGTCCAAAAACAAAAGAACCTACAGGCGATCAGTCAGCTTATAAAGCATTAAAGGAACGCATTCAATATCATTTCAATGAGAATGCGAAAGGTGCATTACTTCAGTATGGTTTAAACTGGTATGGCATTACGCCAAAGATAAAAAAGCTAAAAGAAGATGGGTATTCATATGAAGACCAGATATACGCTTTAGATGAAGTGGTAAAAGCCAATGATGGTTTCTGGGGGTATGGTTCTGTAGAGAAACATATCTCCCGGATTGTTTATCAGCGTGACAAACATGAAAAGATAAAGGAAGCAATTGATCGCCTACCAGAAGAAGTGAAATTTACACCCAAATTTGATTTGCAGGAAGCAACATTAGATTTTTAAGGAGGGATAAACATAGGAAAGATAGTCAGTAAAAAATTTCTTTGGTTTCCTAAAAAGATTTTGAGTAATTGGTATTGGTTTAGAAATGTGTATATTGTTAGAAAGTTAACCAGGATGGAAGTAGATGGCAGAGATACATACTATGAAAAAAAGAGATATTTTCTCTCAAAGGAGGATGCCTATGCGTGGTGACATTATGGTTCTTACCTTTACAGGAATCGCCCACAGTGGGAAAGACACAGCCGTAAAAATGGTCAAAAAATACTTTGAAGAAAAAGGAAAGAGAGTGCTAAATCTGGCCTATGCAGACCCGCTTAAAGCGCTTTTAAAACGAAATTTCGGATATGACGAGTCAGATAAAGAAAAATACCGTTCCGTCTTACAGCAGTTTGGAACCAATTTTGTCAGGAGAATTGAACCGGATTTTTGGGTTCATGAAACCTACCATATGATTGATCTTCTGTCGAAGAAAAAATCAGAGGAAGAACTGGACGAGCTGAGAAATGAAATGTTGGAACTTGATATTATTGACGATAATGATGCCATCCATTCGATTAACGAGATAATCCAACTGGAAGAACAAAAATATGACGTGTTTCTTATCAGCGATGCCCGATTTTTGAATGAACTCCGGCCATATCCTTACAATCTTTGCTATAACATTTTTAATGTAAAGATTGACCGAGATATCGAAGGTGGTCTGGAAGGAGAAGAAGCATCGCATGAAAGTGAACAGCTGGCAAAAACCGCACCGGATGACCTTTTCCATATGGTTATAAATAATAATGGTACGCTTGAAGATTTGGATCGGCAGTGCCTGGAAGTTGTAGAGTATACACTTAAATATAATGCATCACTTCATGAGGTCAGAATGGAGTCCCTAAAAGGTCTGTTGGAAATGGAGGATAAAAATGAAGAATAATAAGGGTGTTGGCGTTGGAGATTATGTGAAAATCGTTGATGCAGAATGTAACGAACCTTACAGTAATGGTGATATTTTAAAAGTCATCGATCTGGATGGAAAGAGCGGTAATATTTGGTGCGAAAATGAGAATAACCAATATTACATTTATTATGATGAGTACGAATTCTTCAGTACCGATAATTTTACCAAAGGAAACTTACAAACAGGAGATTTTGTAGAATACCGAAATAGATGTGCCGGAATCGTAAATATTGAAGCTGGTGGCATTGCGAGGAATGATGGAGACTATAATGGATTAAACGCATTAACCGACCATCTGGAACATACCGGTGAGAATGATGAATGGATTATTGATAAAGTGTATCGACCAACAGAGCCGATTGCTGTGAGTTTTATTAACTATCATAAGGGACGTTTGATTTTCGATAGAAGCGCCATACAAGCGCCAAAAGAATACACCATCGAAGAATTGGAATCAAAACTTGGAGAAAAAATTAAAATTATTGGAAATGCAGCATAAACACAGTCCTGCATAATCCATAGCAGGAGGTGAATATGAGTAAAACAACAGCGCTTACAAGCGAATCGCTTGTCATAGGAGCTTTATTAAACCAGGGTGACCTGTTGCTTGAAATGTCTGATTTAAGGCTGGAGTATCTAAGTTCTGAGATTAACCGCGTGTTACTCACCTGTATTAAGCGCATCTACCGACAGGGAAGTCGAAATATCGATATTGCGGATGTCTATGCCATGCTTGAAACCAATGAATCCGATAAAAAACTAATTGATCGAAATGGAGGTGTTGAATATCTTGAACAACTTCAGGTGATTGGAAGTGGAAAAACCTCAGAAGATGTGCGTGTACATGTGAAAAATATTATCGACACAGCCTATCGAAACGAGGCTGTAGCAGTTCTGGAAGGAGTAAAGTTGGAAATTAGCGCACATAAAGATATGACTCTGGAGCGAATTAATGACCTTCTGGACAAGGAGTTGCTTGGCATCAGAGCGAAATACGCAGCCAGGCATAAGGTTGAACTCCTTAAGGATCAAACCGATAAGATCATGGAGACATTGGATATTGAAAGCCAGCAGGATTACATTGGTTTTCCAACGGCGTTACCTCTTTTAAATAAGTTCATAACCTATCGGAAGGGTGAACTGGTCGTCTATAGCGCAAAAGCCAAAGTAGGTAAATCTCAAACTGTTGTCAATGAGGTCTATAATCTGGCAATTAAAAACAAAATTCCAACGATGGTATTGGACACAGAGCTACAGACTAAAACATTCTTTGTTCGTCTGATGGCCCGTATTACAGGATATAGTTTTAAATTTGTGGAAACTGGAAAATGGAAACAATACCCCAAATGCAGGGAAAAAGTAATGGCCGCCAAAACCCTCATTGACGATTCACCCATTGCACACACTTATATTGTGGGGTGGACACAGGACGAAATCTTTAACGAGGTCAAGAGAATGCAGATACAGAGCAATGTTCAAATTGTTTTCTATGATTATATCAAGGTCGAGGAAGTTTCAGAGGGTTTAGCAGAGCACCAGCAGCTGGGTAACCTGACGAACTGGTTGAAAAATGGGATTGCCGGGGAACTGAATATCGCTGTTGTAGCATTGGCACAGCTTTCAGATTATGTGACACAGGAACGCGGCTTTAAAATTGCCAATTCCGAGAAAATTAAAAATTATTGTTCCTCAACAGTGTTTCTTGTCGAAAAGACCAGTGAACAATATGCCGATGACAATTGTGAACTCGGTGGAAATGCCTATTTATATATTCAATATAACCGTAATGGGCCGCAGATGCCAAGTGATCAACAGAATAAAGGGATCAACATTGTCTTCGAGAAGAATAAGGCTTTGATTACCGAAGCACCGTGGCAGCATCCAAGCATTAAAAGCTTAGCCGAACAAGACGAAGAGGAATACATCGTCGATGAAGATGGTGATGTTGCTTGTTAGACATTGAATATGTCAAAAATGCAGCGAACCAAAATATTGAGCGGGTGCTGGATGAGCTAGGGTTAGAATACCGTTGGGAAAATGGTTGGGTTGTTTTACCATGCCCGTTCCATAACGGTGAGGATGATAATTTTAAGTTTCGAGGAAGCGGCTTTTATTGTTTTAGCCAGTGTCAGGAGCATTACGATGTGATTGATCTTGTTATGAAAGTTAATCATATGTATTTTGGTGAGGCACTACAGTGGATAGGCAATCTATTCGGCATTGAAGACGATGGGAATCCTCACCGGATTGAAAAGCCAGCAGATAACCGCGCTGTAATTAATTCCTTATTCAAGGCTAAAAAGCGGAATGAAGTCGTTTATATACCAATCGAGCAGCAGATTTTAAATACAGTGGAGCCTTTTTATCATCCCTGGATGGCCGAAGCTGGGTTCACAGAACAGACATGTCAGCATTTTGAGGTTGGCTATGCAAGGTATGGAACACTTGATGGAAGAGTATGTTTTCCAATTCGATCACCCGATGGAAGAATTATTTCCATAAGTGGCCGAATGCCGAATTATGAGCGCTACGGCTGTTCAAAATACTATATTGTAGGACATACACAAGTCAAAAACACGTTGTTCAATTTGAGCAGTCTTCTTGATGACCTATGGCTTTACAAATATATTATCGTCGTTGAAGGCTTTAAGTCCGTTCTGTGGCTTTATCAAAATGGTTATGAAAATGCAGTAGCCGCCATTGGAGCATCACTCTCGGATGAACAAAGAAATCTGCTGTTGAAAACCGGGCTGCCCATAGTCGCTATTTGCGATAATGACCGGGTTGGTGAGTGCTTCGGACAGGCAGTTTACAACAAATGTTACCAATTCACTGAGGTAACACAAATAAAACTAAGTGAAATTACAAAAATAGAAAAGGCATCTGTAGATGACCTTACAGATAAAGAATTCAATATACTAAGGAGGAAGTTAGATGAGATTTAAAGAAGCATTTGATGTGATGGTATTGGGAGAAAGAAAAATTCGAAGAGAAGGATGGAGAGGGTATTGGTACTGGAATGCTGGTAACATCCTGATTGTAAATGCAGAAGGTGAGGAGTTTCTGTTCCGTGATACACCCGATTTATCTTATACATTAAGAAATACATTCGAAGATGATTGGGAGGTTATTGATGATGAAGCCGTAGAAAAAGAATATGATTTGTTAGAGCAAATTGCACAGGCGATTAAAGAGGAAAGGTCAAATTTACTCTTTGGAAATTTTGGCGGGTATAGTGACACGACACGTTTTGAACCTTCTAACGATATTTCAAATGGTCGGTTTGCATAATGGCCATGATCTGTATTAGCCACGCAAGAGAATGTGATGGATGTATGGCTTGTTATGAAGATGCAGATTTGATGGTTTACGAGTGCGACTGGTGTGGCAAATCCGTTTACTATTATGATGATTATGTTAGTGGTGTTTCTTTGTGAGGAATGTCAAAATATTTATTACGAAAAGGAGGCCTTATGAAATATAAAACAGGAGATAAGGTGAGAATTAGGAAAGATTTAAATTGTGGAATCAAGTGTTATTCAAACGTTATAGAAGAAATGCTTCCTTTTGCAGGAAAAGAAGCAATGATAATGAAGGCATCTCCAAGAGCTTATATGGTCGATGCAGATCGTGGAAAATTTTTCTGGAACGATGAAATGTTTGAATGTGACTTCAAAATTGAAGGCTTCAGAAGTAACAATGCGACCGTCTGCTTAATGAAAAAGGACGGAAAAGTTATCGCAAAAGGGATTGCAAAATGCTGTCCAGAGGATGATTACGATTTTGAATTTGGCATTCGATTAGCCTTTTTCAGAATGATGGGTCTGCCTACAGATGAGATGTTGCATGAAAGTGAGGATAGAGAAAGCACAGGACGCTTTGAGAATAATGAACTCGTCAGAGTTACAGACACGGGTTGCCTTTACGACACCTATGGAGACTTTGTATTGGAATTTGCACCAGAAATGATTAAACATTTTACTTATGGAAAGGGTATAAGTGGCTATGAACAAAAAAAAGATGTCTTTAAAATTTTAACCCAACATAATCACCTCACCTTTGGTGTCCGTCATCTTTTGATTATTCAGAATGTTCGAACAAATGATGTGTATGTGATCGGTGAGGAAAGTGTTGAACGGTTTGATTTGGAGGCGATTGTATAGAGACAAAAATATTCAAAGAACTCAATATTGATGGTGAAAAGAAAAAGGTGCTTGCCACAAGCTACTCCCAGATCGACACTTTTCTTCAATGCCCCTATCGCTGGTATAGACTGTACCTTAAAGGGGAACGAAAAGAACATACTGCTGAGGCATTGGCATTAGGAGGGGCAGTACATAAAACACTGGAAACCTTTTTTACAGCCAGACAAAAAGGTGAGCATATTGAAGTTGCAGAGGCCAAAGAACTTCTTAAAGAGACAATGGATACCTATGATATCCCGTTTCTATCCGAAGAAAACCAGACATTAGCGACTGAACAGCATATGGAGATGATCACCAATCTCGCAGAAAATACAGGTCATCTCGCAGAATTTACACTTGACAAAGAAGTCATTGCATGTGAGAAAGACTTCATATACCGAATGCCATTGGATTTTGATGTCATATGGGATGGCAAGATCATTTCAGAAATTTACATTATTGGTTCCATAGATCTTATTTTAAGGGATCAAAACGGCAGCCTGATCGCCGTGGATTTCAAATCAGGAAAGAAAATTTTCGATGGTTCTAAATTAAAAAACAATCTTCAGTTACCAATTTACTCGTTAGTTATCAACGATCTTTACAAGCGTCTTCCGGCGCAAACACTTTACTATTTTACAAGGCTTGACACCTTCCAGAACGTTGAGCCACTATCAAAAAACGATCAGGAAAGCGAAATCATCCGGTTTAAAACAGGGAAAAGAGCAGGAGAAATCAAACATCAGCAAAAGAGCATTGATTCTGTTCATAAAGAGCTTCAAGACATTTTTAGATTACAGTACGCTTCTGGAATCGATGCGTATCAATCTAAACCTACGCCGCTATGTTCATGGTGTCCTTTGGGAATGTATGAAGACAGAAGCTGCTCAAATGCGCAACAGTATATTCGAAAAGACTTGCCACTCCCAGTCGGAATTAAGAATACACATAAAAGGGGGAATGCGAATGAACATAACCGAATGGGCGTATGACGATCTTGGTGTGGAAATTTGGGAGAAAAAGTACCGGCACGAGGACGAAACCTTTGATGAATGGCTAGACCGTGTGTCAGGTGGAGACAGCGAAGTCAGAGAATTAATTGAATCCAAAAAATTCCTGTTTGGAGGACGCATTCTGGCAAATCGAGGACTGCAAAATGAAGGACTTAAAGTTTCTTATTCAAATTGTCATGTCAATAAAGCGCCAGAGGATAACATTGAGAGCATTTTTGATGTGGCAAAAGAGACAGCAAGAACCTTTTCCTATGGCGGTGGCGTTGGGTTGTCATTATCACTTTTAGCACCGAGAGGGGCAAAAATACATAACGCCGCCAAAACAACAACCGGTGCGGTCAGCTTCATGGACTTGTACTCAATGGTCAGTGAATTGATCGGCCAGAGTGGCCGCCGGGGAGCATTGATGTTATCCCTTGATTCATGGCATCCAGATTTGGAAGAATTCATAGAGGTAAAATCAGACCTTGAAAAGATCACCAAAGCAAACATTTCCATTAAAACTCATGATGATTTTATGAGAGCAGCAATCCGAAATGAAAATTACACATTAGCTTATTATCGAGCAGCATCCGGTGAACTCATTACCAAGGTAGTGAATGCGAGAGAAATGCTGAGGAAGATTGCAGAAATGAACTGGAAAATGGGAGAACCAGGAATGCTGTTTTGGGATACGATTCAGAAAAACTGCCTTACAAGTGAATACCAAAATATTGAATATAGTTCCACAAATCCCTGCGGTGAATTACCTTTACCAGATTACGGATCATGCTTGCTGGGAAGTATAAACCTTGCAGCATTTGTTGATAATCAAGAGTTTAACATGTGCGAGTTAGCAAGAGTTGTAAATACAGCAGTAATCGCCTTAAATGATGTACTTGACGAAGGTATCCCATTACTCCCACTCGAAAATCAGCGACAGATGGCGAGAGACTGGCGTTCAATCGGCCTTGGTATCATGGGAACCGCAGACATGTTCATCAAAATGGGGATTAAATATGGCTCTGACCAAGCAATCTCTTTGTTGAATGATATTGGAATAAATATGGCAGCGACCGCCATTAACACATCCCACGAACTTGCATTATTGCATAACAAGCCGTTTCCAAAGTTTGATCAAGATGCAACAACAGAATCGAATTTTTATATCGCACACAAAAAATACATCAAAGGTGAAGATGAACAAACCAGAGACTGGCTGTATAATTCACAGTTACTCACATGTGCTCCTACAGGTTCCATAAGTACCATGATTGGCGTAAGCGGTGGGATTGAACCCATATTTGCAAACAGTTATATTCGAAAGACAGAATCGCTCAATGAGCAAGATGAATACCATAAAGTGTACACCAAAGTAGTTAAGGAATATATGACAGACAATTCCTGCAAAGAAGAGGATCTTCCCGATTACTTTGTAACAGCAGAACAAATCAAACCCGTTGACCGAATTTATATACAGGCAGCCATGCAAGGCCACATAGATTCATCCATTAGCTCAACGATTAACTTACCAGAACGCACAAGTGTCGAAACGATTATGGAAATCTATCAAGAAGCATGGGCCTGCGGACTTAAAGGTGTTACCGTTTATCGTGAAAACTGTGAACGTGCAGGGATATTAACAAAGAAAACAGGAGATAAAACGACAGAACGCGGCAAAGTCATTCAAGTTGGCAATAATGTAGTCGGCAAAAAGAGAAAATTGATGACAGGATGCGGGAGTCTTCACTGTTTAGCTTTCTTCGATAAAAATACTGGAGACTTATTGGAGACATATTTGAATAAAGGGTCAACCGGTGGTTGTAACAATTTTATGATTGGCCTGTCCAGAATGATGAGTTTAGCTGCCAGAGCAGGGGCAACGGTTGAGGATATTATCGACCAATTGGAAAGTACTGGGGTATGTCCATCCTATGCAGTCAGAGCATCAAAATCAAGAGACACCTCTCCAGGTTCATGCTGCCCTATGGCTGTAGCAAAGGCCCTTAGAGAGATGTCCGATGAGATGAAGGAGGAAATATCAACAAATGGTGATGAAGAACCCATTGTTAGCGATCAGAATAATGTCTGTTTGGAAGTGTCTTCGGGTGACAAAAAAGATAAATGCCCAGAATGTGGAAGTGAATTAATACATTCTGGTGGTTGTATAGAATGTCGAAACTGCGGCTATTCAAAGTGTAATTAAGAAAGGATGATGAAATGACAGAAAAAGAGTTACAAGAAAAATATGGTGACGAACTGGTTCTTTGTGTGGGAACCAGACATTTTGAAGATAAAAATACGCCAGAGGAACGTTTAGCGCATTATTCAAGGATTATTGAACTGTACGGGGAGTATATGCTCCGATATCTAGCAGAGAATGATGAGAATATGAAGCAAATTATACCATATGTTGTTCTAAAGTCTGGCGACAAATATATGTTTACCAAACGTCTGGCAGGAGATCCAAGACTCACAGGTAAGTACACAATCGGTATGGGTGGTCACATTAATTATGGAGATTTAGAAACCGTTAAAAAGAACGACGGTTATCAATATATCAATCCAAGTGAAACAATTCATAAGTGCATCATGAGAGAACTTGCTGAAGAAACAACGGTTGAAGAAAGCGATAATATTCAAAAGTTAATGCTTTCATTAATCGACAGTTTTATCGACCTCTCTGAACCTGTGTCTCGTGTTCACGCTTGCATTCTTTATGTCTGTGAAGTTCCAGATACAGATGTCGGGATTCGTGAAGTGGAAAAATTAGAAGCCAAATGGTTGTCTTTGGAAGAAGTAACAGATGAAATTTATAACTCACTTGAAGGTTGGTCAAAAATTGCGTATAACATTTTGTTCGGAGAAAGAAAGCCAGCAAAAAAGAAAGCAGCCAGAAAAACAAGAGCGAAGAAGGAGGTTGAGAATGAAACCATTGATCAGTAACGTTGAGGTTTTTGGATTAGAGCGAAGTGTCAAGACAGCGAAGTATCCCATGAGTGTTGATGTAGATATATTAAACTCCGAGATAACAGATGGTATCAATAAACTTGCCCAGAGTGGTACTGGAGAGGGCCATGACCAATTTTTAACCGGTATTACAGTTTATTTTGACCTTACATGTACCAATAAAATGTGGGTTGAGGCAGAACGTTACAATTATCTGGAATTCATTTCCAGCCAATCAACCATGCATCGAATCACGCGGATGAAATTAGATGATGACGCGTTTTCACCTTACGTGCTTACTCATGTCAAAGATACATTTAAGAGCATAGTCAATATTTATAATGAAAATGTTGAAAAAGGAGTTGATCAGGAAGAGCTGAAAGAGCGGTATCTAACCGTGTTGTACAACTGTCCTGCGGGTTTAAGGTTGACAGCTGGTATGGTTACAAACTACCGCCAATTAAAAACCATTTATAAGCAGCGCAAAAATCATCGGCTTCCTGAATGGAGAGAATTCTGCGACTGGATTAAAACATTACCGCATAGTGAGTGGATTACAGGAGAGTAAAAATATATGAAAGCAAAAAATAAAGCGAAATTAATTGGTGCCCAAATACTGCTTGCGCTGTGTTATTTCATTTTTTCTACAGCTGTTGCACTTATGGTCATCGGCTTTATAGGCATGATGATTGATGGAATTTGTACAATTGCGCTTATACTTAACGTTAATATTTTATGGATTCTGATTGCCATTGGAGGATTGTCATTTGTAATCTCCATGGCATTGCTCTTTAAAGATAGAAAGGATATTTTTCCATCATGATGAACTATCAAACATTAGAAAAAGAGGGCCGATTATTGGTCCTCCCTGAACCAGGACATTGTGAGGCTTGTATTTTGCAATGCGGCGATTGTGGAAGCTGTGCTATTTTTGGCAAATACAATGGTGTTACTGGTGACTGTATAAGAGAAAGAAAAAGGATCTTTGAGCAGATGAATGTTGAGTTTTTGGATGATTGCAGAAGAAAGGAAGTTGGAAATGAATGAATTATTGACAAGTATTGAGCCAATGTTATCGAAATTAAGCGAAGTGTTTTGTGTCAGTGTAGATGCTATTAGAACAAATGCAATGGAGTATGTGCTTATGTATTCAAAATATATTTTTGGGAAAAGCATACTCAACACTGTTGTTGTAGGATCACTTATTGGGATCGTATTCGGCATTATTGGTGGAGTTACTGGAGGAGTAATTGCACTATATTTGTGTGAAAATGCTAACATTTCTGCTGATGAAGAAGAATCAAAAGTGACAAAAGTAGTGGTAATTTGCGGGGTGACATTGTTTATTTTAACAGTAGTTTTCTGTTGTCTTTCAGAAATCGTTCCATATCTTATGTCACCTGAAATTTACGGCTTAGAACAATTGATCAACTTGGTGAAATAGCATGAAGCTTTATGTAGATGAAAAACCAGAGGATTGTTTTGACTGTCCTCTGGAATATACGGATTGGTACAATGATGATGGATGGACAGAATCAATAGACATTTGTCCTGTACCAGGAAATTACTACGGCTGTCCTTTAATTCCTTTAAAAAATAAACCATTATTGGATTCTCTTGAATATGACTATCGTATTGGAACAATTACAGCAGACAGAGCGCAGGAAATATTAGAAGAAAAAGGTGTAAATTACTGCTTTGAATGTATTGTGGATCGGATTAGGGAGGAAGGATAATAATGAATTATACAGAAATACTTTTTAAAGTAATTCCAAAACATGAGATGGAAAGCGTCTTGCAGTGTCCAACGTGTGAACTGAATAGAGAGTTTTTAGGGTTTGTAGAAGTGTACGGCTCAGTGTTAAATTATGTACCGAAACATTTTACAATCGTAGATTTAGGATGTTACGTCGCAGCGCAGGCTTATTTGTTTAAAGATTATGAAAAATATATTGGCGTGGACACCATAGAATTAAAGCGGTTTAGTCCTGATAATGCTTGCCACTATGTTATGAGCATTCAGGAGTATATTGAAAAACATACGAACGATTTAGATTTAGATACAACTTTTGCAATATGCTCGTATATACCTGATGAAGAAGCTGTGCGGATGGCAAGGGAGAAATTCCCGAATATTTTGGTGTTTTATCCCGCTGGCAGGAAGCAATCAAAATTGAATTTAGAATAAATATTTTATTGGAGGATTAACAATGGAACAATACGAAATTGATTTTTTAGAAAAATATGACCGCGGAGAAAAGTTTAGTGAAGATGAGTTAAAAGAGTTTGTTTTTGAACTACTTGAATGGGCAGGAGAAAAAGAAGGTGAGGAACATCGATGGTATCGAGAAGTACAGACAATTGTTAAAGTTGGAGAAAGACATTTCTCGATCTTGTGGAACAGAGGACTAACAGAACTTCAGGAGAACGAGTTTCCGTACCAACCTAAAGAAGTCATTAAAAAAACTTATGAAAAAACTATTGAAGTTACTGAATGGGTGGAAGTGGAAGTATAACAATGAGTAAAAACTACATGCCAGAAGTGGCAAAAATGTTGGGATTGGAGATTGGAGAGGAATTTAATGTTTTTGATGAGGATGGAAAAAAGTTTGCGTACGGCCCATATAAGATTACAGACAATGCAATTGTAGATTGCGAAGTGGAGGGGAGTCCAAGCTTGCTTTACAACTTATTAACCGGAGAATACACCCTCCAAAAACGCCCGTGGAGGCCGAAAGATCATGATGAGTATTGGATTGTGACCACTGACGGGAATGCGGAATGGCGATACTTCCGAAAAGGCCATACAGAACACCTTGCAAATCTGAACATGGGGAACTGTTTTCCTACAGAAGAGGCGGCAGAGGCGGCAGTGCCCGAAATGCTGGAGAAATTTGAGGAGATCAAGAAGGGGGTGCGAGAGTGATGGATGCCGTTGAATACTTAAAACAAAAGAATAGAATGACAAATAACTGCACTATAGCGTGCAACACTTGTCCTTTGGCTATTGAAAATAACAATAGAAATCTTGTATGTTCTAATTTTGTGAGACGCTATAACGAAGAAGTTGTCGAGATTGTCGAAAACTGGGCAAAAGAACATCCAGAAAAGACATACAAGAGCGTATTTTTGGAGAAGTTCCCTGATGCGGCAAAAGAGGATGGCGTTCCGGTGGCCTGTGTGGTAGCTGTTTTTGGTGAAAAGAAAAAGCCGGAGGGTTGTTACAACAGCATTACTTGTTCTGACTGCTGGAATAGGGAGGTAGAAGAATGAAAATGAGCCAGATACTATTTAGAGCAAAGCCAATTAACAGTGATAAATATGTAGTAGGTTACTACGTCTATCATATAAACCGAACACTTTCTCCTTTTGGAGATTCACTCGAGGAAGAGGATGAAGAGCACTACATTGCTCAAGATGGGTTTTCTGATTGGGGAATGCCTCGAGGTATAGAAATGATCCCTATTGATCCTAATACATTACAGTACGTAGGTACAAGAAATAATGCTCAAGAGTGTTTGGATAGGATATTTAATGAATTGCTTGATGATACAACCATTGTTGACCCCGTTAATGGTAATCAGGGTAGAGAAATATTAACAGATAGAGTCATTAAAAGATATAAAAAAGGTAGAGCTTGGAGGTAAAAGAATGAAACGAACAATGGAAAATTGCAGCCTGATAAGAAAATATGGAGAACCTGGTCGTGATGGAGATTTTTGTCTTGGGTTCGGAAGGAGTGAAGCAGATGATGAACCGTGCGAACCATGTAAGAAATGTGAATGGCTGGGATTAAATCAAGAAAGCGATGTGGAGGTTGAAGAATGAAAGTTAAAGAATTAAAGGAGTACCTTGACATTTGTAGAGATGACATTGAAATCAAGGTAATAAGAGATGGCGATATCCCAGAGACTGAAGCACATACAGTAGAGAATGCTTATGTTATTTGTAAGGCAACAGGGGATTTAGTATATCTTAATGCTGTTTATCTGGTTTGGGATGAGGAGTAGAGTAATGAAAGAATACAAATGTATAAGAGAACTTGTATTTGATGATAGCGAAATCCCTCCCGTCAAATTGGGGACCGTTTGGGTGGAAACCTGTGAGAAGCGACCTGATAATTACGTACATCTTGAGCAGAACGGCGATCCGGGGGACTGGTTGGAAATGCCAGAAGAAGTAATGGAAGAATATTTTAGAGAGGTAGAAGAATGAGTAAAGAATATATTATTGAAGAAGAAGAATTGAGAGAGCTGCTTGAAAGCCGAGCTGAACTCTGGGCTTTAGAATGTGGTGGCGTGGATAACTGGTCGTGGTATGATGAAGCCCGATCCAACATAGAAGAGGTGCCAGAAAATTTAAGTACACTTTACATGGAGGTAGAAGAATGAAGAGTGGTACCCATTGGAGTTTTAATTACATCAACGACGAATACTGGAATAACGATTCGTATGATAGCAAAGAAGAAGCTGAAGATGCGGGGCGCATTTGGGCGAAAGAAGAGGGTTTAATCGCCTTTGAGGTCGGGGAGTGTGAATACGTTCCAATACCTACAGTGGTCGATTTAGACGACTTGTTCGAGCGTCTTGATTATGATTATTTCTACTCAAACGAATTTGATGACTGCGACTTTTACCCATATCAAGATAGCGTAACATTAGAGAGTGAAGTGTACCGGAAAAAATTAAGCGCCAAAATAACAGAAGCGTTGGAAGAATATGTAGAAGCGGCAAAGATAACGAGTAGCCACTATAGAGTTGTGAATATGTACAGGGTGGAGGTAGAAGAATGATTAATCTTGATTTAGCAGGAATGTTAAAAACTTATGCTATGCAATGTGCCCTTACAGAGAATCCTAAAAAATTAAAGCGGCAAATAGAAAAACTAAGAGAAGATTTAAAAGATATTGAAAAGCAAATTGAGGTGCAAGAAAATGAGTAATTGGTGTGAAGGAAGTTTAAAAGTACGTGGAAGCTATGAAAATTTAAAAAGATTTTGCAGAGAAGTCTTTTCAGTTTATGAACTCAAAATGATTGATGGCGACCTTAAGCACGTAAAGAACCCAGATTTATTTAAAATTGGAATAGATGATGAAGATTGCTTTTTTGCAGAAGCGTGTGATGCGGCATATATCGAAGGAACTCGACGAAATTCTATAGAACCCTGTTGTATTGAGTTTTACAGAGATTGGGACTTTGAATCAATGACGATTGCCTTCCATTTTAAAGCTTCCTGGGAAATACAACCAGAACCTTATATCGAGCTATCAAAAAGATACGGAGTTGATATAAGACTTTATGGATTTGAGAGAGGGATGGAATTTAATCAGGAAGTAATAATTATAAACGGAAAATTGAGAAAGAACGATAAAATTACGTTTGAAGATTATACTTGGGAATGCGTTATGCCTAATTTAGGAGGTTGAAGATGCTAAAAAGAAATGAAAAAGGAAACCTAAACTTCGATAGCCTTGGCTTTGAGCTGTTTGCTGGCGGCTTATTTGATAAGTGTAAGAATGTACAGGAGTTAGAATGGCTTGAAGAGCGAATGGTTGAAATTATAGAAAATACTGAGGAAACTTTTGAAGAAGAATTGGAGGTTGAAAATGCCCGTACAGATTGATATGGAAATGCCCAGAAGCTGCCGGAGCCGTGGGAGGAAAAGGAAAATATAAAATGATCGAAAACATAAAAAGAAAAAGATTATCGAAAGACGAGAGAATGAGGATTTTAAATATGTTCGATGGTCACTGTGCTTATTGTGGATGTAAAATCGAGTACAATGAGATGCAAATCGACCATGTTATTCCTCTGCGAAGAGGAGGCGCCGACACAGTAGAAAACATGCTGCCTGCCTGCCGGAGTTGCAACCATTACAAATCTACATTGGATTTAGAAGATTTTAGAAAGATGATTGAAAAGATGCCAGATACACTAATACGTGATAGTGTTACCTATAAAAACGCTGTCCGCTTTGGCGTTGTAGTACCGAATAAACTGCCCGTGATTTTTTACTTTGAAAATCACCCGGAGCCGTGGGAAGGAGCAGAAGCGAAGTGATATGGAAAGATATAGAAAAGCGGCACGAATTGTACATGGATACTATCAATACATCAGACCGCATCGATGAACACCCGCCTTGTGTAAAAGTGTTGAGCCAGATGAAGAAGATCAATGGTATTACACCAGCGAATTTTTAGGCGTTGAGGTTATGAGCATTACAGCGGATGACTTAGATGACGCAAAATACTGGTTTGCGTGTATGGTACGAAATCGGCTCAGCGATGGAATCGATTGGAGAGAAGATACTTGCAAAGAGATAGAGAATTATATGCGGAAAAACTGAGAAGGAGAATAAAAATGAAAAGAAGAATTGTCGGTACTTTAATAGGATTATGTGCAATGGTATTTTTAATTGGAGGTTGCCAAAGCACTCGGAGGGCTGTCAAAAATACCTCTTCGGAAATTGCTGGTTTAAATAGAAAGGTTATTGTTTATAGTATGAATGGTGAAGAATTAGCCAGTTATGAAGGACGCTTTGATATTGAAGAGAATGAGAATGGCAACAAAGTGCTTTTCGAGAAGGATGGCAAACGTATTGTGATTTACAATGGAACCGTTATAGCAGAAGAAAAATAAGGAGCAATTATGAAAACCAGAGTAAGACGCTACAACAATAAAAAGAAAAGACAGTACGAACAAGGCAAATATCGTGAAATTCTAGATGCAGCAAACCGAAACGAAATTAACGACTATGATGATGATTGGGCTTTTGATCCAGAGGATTTCAGTAATGTAGATCATTCATATGATCGAATCGATTGGGGGGATCTTTTATAGCGGTAACATATGTACCCCTTCATGTTCATAGTTCAGAAGGGAGTATTTTAGACTCAATTATAAAAACTGATGAATTAATTGATAGGGCAGAAGAACTCTTAATGCCAGCAGTAGCAATAACGGATCATGGATCAATGGCAGCTGCGGTTAAGCATTATCAAAACTGTAGAGAAAAAGGTATAAAACCTATCATTGGGCTAGAAGCCTATATGACAGACGATTTGACTGTCAAAGATACAAGTTCAAAATATTTTCATTTACTTTTACTAGCCAAAAACAACAAAGGCTATTTTAATCTTAAAAAACTTTCTTCCATCGGTTATATCGATGGATTCTACAGAAAACCTCGAATTGATTTTCAAACACTTTCAAAATATTCAGAAGGAATCATTTGTTGCTCGGCGTGTCTTGCAGGGGAATTACCAAGACTGATAACAGAGGATGCTCATCAATCAGAGATCCTTAATTTAATATCAAAATACCAGAGTCTTTTTAAAGAGGACTATTATTTAGAAATTCAATCTTCAGAAAACCCAGATCAGATAAAAGTCAATAAAAAACTGGTTGAGATTGGCTCAAAACTTGATATTGATGTCATTGTAACGACCGATGTTCATTTCCTAAACAAGAAAGATTTTGCGGCGCATAACACATTCATTAATATCAGCCAGGATCGCGATACAGAAAATTATCAATATTGCTATCTTCAAACCTACACAGAGATATATGACATCCTCACCAAGCAAATAGGTGAATCAGCAGCAATAAGGTGTCTTGAGAATACAAAGGTTGTTGCGAATAAATGCGATGTCGAAATTGAGCTTGGGAATAGCTATTTGCCGCACATCGAATTGCCAGATGGTTTTAATTCAGAATACGACTGGATGGTATTTCTGGTAAAAGAGGGTCTTAAAGAAAAAGGAATTATGAAACTACCAAACAAAGACCAATACATTCAGAGAATTAAGGATGAACTCTATGTCATCAAAACAAAAGATTTTCAGGGATATTTCTTGATTTTGAGAGATCTGATTATGGAGGCAAGAAGAAACGGTATCCCCATCGGCCCAGGAAGAGGGAGTGCAGGAAATTGTATCGTTGCATACCTAATGGGGATTACACAAGTCGATTCCATCAAGTATAATCTGGATTTTAGTCGATTTTTAACCATTGAACGCAAAGATCTTTGTGATATCGACGTAGACGTAAGCACATCAAGGCGGCAGGAGTTCATCGATTTAATCACTCAAAAATATGGAGAAGAAACTGTAGCTCAAGTTGCTACCTTCGGAACACTGGCTTCAAAAGCCGTTCTTGACGCTGTTGGAAAGGTTATGGAAGTACCGAAGGATAACATAGAAATGCTCAAGAAAAAAGTCGATGAAAGTAAGGGTGTTCGTAGTCTCATGGTTAAAGGCAAGGATTATTACGAGAAAAACAAAGACTTTTTAATCATGTGCAGCAAATTAGAGAACCTACCCCGGTCAATGGGATGTCACGCTGGTGCGCTCTGTATTGCAGGGAATAATCAACCTATGGCTCATTATGCTCCCGTTATACGTAATAAAGACGGAAATATCATGACACAATATGAGATGCACAATGTTCAGGATGTCGGCTTAGTAAAATATGATATGTTAGGATTATCAAACTTAGATGTCATTGCGGATTGTCTGGAAAGCATCGGGAGCAGTTACTACGAATTTGCCTATCCAGATGACGATCCAGAAACCTATGAAATGCTTAGCAGGGGCGATACGGTAGGGGTCTTTCAGGCAGAATCCGCTTTTATGACCAATGTTATTACAAAGATTAAACCCAAAGATTTGAATGAATTGGCAGCCTGCATTGCCATTGGTCGGCCTGACACCATCAAGTATCTCGATCCCTACGCCAATCGAAAGTTTGGGCGTGAAGAAATTACATACGTTCATAACGAATTGTCCGAAGTTCTAAAAGACACATACGGATGTATCATCTATCAGGAACAGATTTTATCAATCGTTAAGCATTATGGCGGTTTTAGTGATGGAGAGGCAGATACATTCAGGCGAGCGTTAGGAAAAAAGATACCAGAACTCGTTAAAGAACAATCTGAAAAATTCAAATCAAGAGCGTTAGAAAAAGGCTACGATGACAAAACGGTTGAAGATCTTTACCAGCTTCTTGTGGACAATGGTGATTACAGTTTTAATGCCGGACATGCCACTGCTTATGCGATGATCAGCTATTGGACAGCATACCTCAAGTGTCATTATCCGTTGCAATTCATGTCAGCCGTATTAAATAACCAGAAAAAAGAAAGCGGACAGACTGACTATGATGGTGTCGCAAAATACATCTCAGCAATTAGAGAAACAGGGATTGAGATCACCGTGCCGGATATTAATGTCTCCGGGACGTGGTTTACTCCAGATATTCATAATAATCGAATTGCTTATGGCTTAGGGTTGGTTAAAGGCCTAAGTGAAAAAGGAATCGATAAAATCTTTCAAGAAAGACCATTTTCAACATTTCAAGATTACCTGTGTCGGGTGGGGATGGAGACATCAAAATCTGACACGATTTCTCTTATAAAATCTGGTGCATTCTGCCAGATGATTTCTCAAAACAAAGTTCAACAATTCAAATACTTCTATAAGGTCCGATTCGATCAAAAGAAAGAAGAACCCAAGCCTATTCAAAAAATCAATAAAAATCATATTAAGTATCTACTTGATAACGGGTTGATTACACCAAGCCATCAGACAAACAAGGAAAAATGTATTGAGATTATGAATGCGCATCGTCGGATTTTGGGATGGAAGCAATTCAAAGAAAAGTATATGGGCGGTACAGAATTAGATTGGGAAATGCAGACGCTCAATGCGTTTATTACAGGTGACCCCTTTGAAGGTGTTATACTACCAGATTGGTCGAAGATACCCATTAGTGGTTATGGAGTGTTTGGCGGTGTCATTTCTCTTGTTAATCCCACCGTCATTAAAAAAGGAAAAAATAAAGGGAAGAAAATGGGCTTTATTAATGTTGATACAGTGCATGGAACCATTGATACCGTTGTTTTCTTTGATGCGTGGTCACAATATGTGGATTTGTTGAAGGTTGGGAACTGTGTTGTAGTTACTGGAGAAAAGACAGAAGAGCTTAATTGTACTTTGAAACGAATAGAGCGATTACCAGATTATTTAAGAAGAACAGAAGATATACAGAGGTGACTATGAGAAGAATATTTAGCAAAAACTATTTGACAGAAACATTATGTTTGCCAGAAGGGGCATTACAAAATCACGTGGTGATTGATACAGCCGATTTAACCACACATGAAATTGTATTTAAAGATATGGATGGCCAGTTCTACAAAACGCACTATTCAGCATTAAATAAAAGCGCACTATGGCCGACTGATGGCAAAGGAAACGTGGAATGTGTTGAAGTTGAGAAAGAAGAAATTATTTTTATTCATTGGAAGGAGAAGAAAGATGCCTAGAATTCGTTGTGAAACATTAGTCGATTGTGTTCAGATTAGCGATTTTGACGAGAAGGATCAAAAACTTTATGAGTATCTCCAAACCGAAGCAGGAATGAAAGAGGTAAACGAGCGTATGAAAGATGTGTGGCTAGAGTGCCTTGATGAAATATTCGGTGAAGTTGACGACCTGGGTGTGGAATGCTATTTCACACTAACGAATGATGAGGTGACCAATGCGTAAGCTTGCAACAGTAAGAGAGATATCAGAGGTTAAACCAATAAAAAACGCAGACCGTATTGAAGTCTGCGTTGTGGATGGTTGGGAAGTAGTATGTAAGGTCAATGAATTTAAGCCCGGTGACAAAGTTGTGTATATCGAAATCGACAGTATTGTCCCGGATTGTAAAACATTTGAGTTTTTAAGAGATCGGAAATTCAGAGTTAAAACAATCAAGCTCAGGGGACAGATATCACAGGGGCTAATAATACCAATGGATATTTTACCACCAAGAACTTATAAGGTTGGAGAAGATGTAACTGATATTTTAAACATTAAGAAATATGACCCACAAGAGGAAAAAGAAAGAAAACTCATTAAACAAAATCCACCAAAAGGAAAAGTTCAGAAATGGTTAATGCGCTTTGGCTGGTTTGAAAGGTATTACCAAAATAAACAGGAAAAAATATTGCAAGCAAGAAGATTTCCAGACTGGATTAAAAAAACAGATGAAGAAAGAATCCAGAATATGAAACCTGAGTTTGATAGGTTTGTTCAAGAGGGGGTTGAATTTGTTGCGACCGAAAAAATAGATGGGTGTTCTGCCACATATGGATTAAAAAAAGTGAATAATAAATTTGAATTTGTTGTTTGCAGCCGTAATGTGAGATTAAATGAACCAGACGATAACTGTTACTGGAACGTTGCAAAGAAATATGATATTAGAGCAGTCCTGGAAAGTTTATATTATACGTTCGGTGGAAATTACGATGGTGGGAATATTGTAATTCAAGGTGAAATTGTTGGGCCAGGTATCCAGGGAAATAAATATGAACGTGACACTTGTGAGTTTTATGCTTTCAATTTAATTATTGACGGATGTAGAACGAGTTATTTTTTCATGTCAAATAGGTTGGTGTCAAAGAATATTCCATGTGTTCCTTATATTGACTACATAACCCTGCCAGATTCCATTCAAAAGTTAGTAGAAATGTCAAAAGGGAGATCGAAACTTGCGAATATTAGTCGTGAAGGTATTGTTTGTAGAAGTGACGATATCAGCTTTAAGGTAATCAATCCAGATTTTTTACTGAAGGAGGACACAGAATGATAAGAGAAGATCGATGGTATATTCACAACATAATAACTATCTTAATGATTTTGGTGCTTTTGCTTGATTTTTCCGGGGCTTTTTCACCCTATATCGGTACAGCAATCATCCTGCTACTATTTATGTTTGGATATCTTATTTGTTATGACAGTATACCCAAATATGCCTTTGGGCTTATTGGTGGATATGCGGTCGGGATGTGTATTGCAGTATCGCTTTTGTCATAAAAGGATACAGGAGGATAAAATAAATGTTGAGTAAGCCAAACGCAGGATGGACAGTAGTTACTATCGGTAAAATGGAATTTAATGCAAGCTACCTGACAGATATTCCAAAAGATTGTTTAATAGCCGCTAAAAATTATCTTTCTGGAGAGCCATTGTTAGCATTATTCTTTGATTTGGAAGAAGAAGGCACATTGTATGTGTTGTCAGATAAATTAGGAACCTTTGTCATTACTGAAACTGACGAGTGGGATGATGAAATTAATGATTTTAAATATAAAACAGATCGCATTGGCATTTCTGGTGAGGCTCTAATCCAGGAAATTGTACAGGATATTAAAAGATACATTGATGAATGGGCTGGCTGGCTTTGTTATGACGAACTTGATCCAAACAAACGTGTAGAAATAGAAAAATTGCTAAAGGAAGTCTCAGAAGCACAGAAAACATACAAAAAGGAGTATACAAATTATTGGAAATAACAAAACATGCAGAAGAAAGATACACAGAGCGATTAATGGATTATTCCGATAAACAAGATATTGCTACCTATATCGCTCAAAATAAAGATTTAATCGCGGAACGTATCACAAAGATGGTTAACTATGGAGAGCTGATCTATGAAGGTAAAATTCGTGATGGAAACTATGTAAAGGTCATTTTAAAGGACAATTGGGTTGTCCTTCTTGACCGCAAAGGCGATAAGGTCATTACATTATATAAAATCTGTTTAATCAAAAATGATGATGAGTTTAATAAGCTCTTTGTCGCTAAAATGAAGGAAAAAATATCCGATATCAAGTCAAGTCAGACAAAAGCTAAAGAACAAACTTCAAAAAAGAAGCAGAGTTACCTTGATAGTATCAATGAAAATAAACAGAGAATAAAAGAATATGAGACACTTATTCTTGAATTAAGAAAGTCAAACGCAGCACATCAGGACGAGATCGACCATATGGATGCGGAAGTCAATTGTATTGATCTGGAGCTGAAGCACGCTATTGAAGACCTCGTGGCGACAAAATTATTTTAAAGAGGCGAGAATATGAATAACGACATTATTGAATTTATAAAAACAAAAAATAAAATATGTGAAGACCATGTAGGTGATTGCGGTAGATGTTCGCTTTATGATCCAGAAGAGGGTTTAAACTGTGAGGATTTTGAAACAAAAGATCCAGAAGAACTTTGCAGGCGGGTAAATCTTTATCGAATTGGACAAACGATAGAGGCGTTAGGTGAAAGAATTGAAAAACGTTCAGATATCGAATATAACAGGACTTCATCTATCGTCTTAAGTCAACTGCTTGATTTATATGATTTTGCGATTTACGATAATGAAACATTTAATCTAACAGATAGTAGAATTGTTAGAATATATTATGATGGAAGAACTCAGTGGTTTGATTTCGGCATCAAAAATGACCTATACAACAACTCGGAAAATGCAAAGGATTTTCTTAATTCAGAATTATTGGATGCCGAAGTCCTTGAAATCAAGGTTGATGACGGACTTGGGGTCTTGAATATTTACACGAATTTCTATCCAGAGGACGGTGATGAAGAATAGCAGAAAATAATGGAAAGCGATTTGAATCAAACATCCAGAAGAGTTGTGAAAAACAGGGGGTTCTTTTTGAACGATACAAAGATAACGGAAAGTTCGGGTTCGGAGAAAACACAATGACACGGTTCAGCTCAGAAAATCCTTGTGACGGACATATTTTTGATGGCAGCACTCTATATTATGTAGAATTAAAAAGCACTACAGGTTCATCTATGAGTTTTAATCAGCCACCAGATGTCCAGGAGAAAGGAAAAACAAAGCCAATGATTAAGACTCATCAAGTCAAAGCTCTATTAGAACGAAGCGCTTATGAAAATGTTGTGTGTGGATTGATCTTGGATTATGCAGATCGTCAGACCAGAAAAGAATACATTCCTGGAGGAACCTATTTTATAGAAATTAACACCTGGTTTGAATGGGCAAAGGATTGTGGTAAGAAGAGTATGAATTTGCAAGATGTTCAAAGAATCGGTGTCAAGATTGACCGCAATAAACTGAAAACGAACTATCGATATAATATTAAGAAATTACTTGAAGAAATAAAGAAAGGGTGA